ATTTTGGCACTTTCCAACTTTATCGGGAGGACTTCGAGAGGGCTATAGATCAGGCTTGTCAGGAATTGCAAATTGAGGATTTAAAAAGCGAGGGACAAAGACCGTGGAAAGCTGTTTGTAAGAGAGTCGGAGAGATTATATTTAATGATAACAGTATATTAAAGGATAAACAGTTATATGATAATACATGTATGTTAACCAACTACAATAGATATAATTATAATATATTAAATAATATATGTGATGAATATATATATATTAGTGATGCATATAATAAACTGTGTAGTACTGTAGCATTTAGTAATTGGTGTAATATTGATTGTGGTGTTATAGATAATTGGAGATTGAATAAAGAGTCAAGCCCTAAAAGTTATGAGATTTGGGAAAAATTGCAAGGAATTCGTAAAGATTGTATCAAAGATAGGGCATATGACAATAAATCCCCTGTCGGTGCTATGTTCGTTGGCAATAATGAATTTGGCATGAATCAGCCGGGAATTGGCTACGAGGCTACACAAGCGAGAGCATTAACGGCCAATGAATTACCACAGTTAGGTGGCTCAAATAGTCAGACTATTAAAGCATTACCAGGCAATAACATGGTTGATAATGCCAAGTAATTGTATATACAACAGATACAATTCTAAACCCTTTATTTATAAGGCTTTGAGAGCTATTGAATTATTACAACTATGCACAAAACAGTTGTTTAGCGAAGAGTTGAAAGGGTATAGATGAATTGTATATGCAATAGATACAATTTAAAATGCTTGATGTTTGAGGACTGAAAAACGCACGCATTGGGTGCCCCGGGGGTATATATGAAAAGCGGCAAACCGCCCACTTAGCCCCCAAAATATCCGCCAAAACAAAAAGGCCTTTACCCATACCTTAAGCACTTCAAGCAGTATTTATTATTATAACATAAGTTATATATTAATTAAACAACATGCACAATAATAATATATATACGTACAACTACGATAAAATATTAGTTATATATAATATATAACAGTAAAGGAGCTAACAGCTATGAAATTAACAGGATTTGAGTCTAACAAAATTAATTCCGAAATGATAAATCACCCTAGCCACTACAATTTGCCTGATCGTAAAGAGTGCATTGATGAAATGATTGACATTTATGGGCTTAAGGATGTGGCAAAATGGTGTGAGATTACTGCATACAAGTATAAATATCGTGCCGGGCATAAAGATAGCCTCACACAGGATGTACAAAAAGCTATATGGTACACAATTAAGGCTCATGAGCTTAAATCTAGGCGCAGATGGAAAGTATTTGGAAAATTCGTGGACAAGGAGCTTCCGGTGTTGATTAAAAATGTTTTCCTGTGGCTGATGATGCTTTGCACAATTCGTGCAGTACTCTTATCTGACGAGCACGGATTGTTTATCTCGGTAGTGTTTCTAGTCTTGGCTACCATAACCGAGTCGCTGATAGAGGGCTTTAAGGATAATTAGATTTTGAGGTGTAAATCATGTTTGTACTAAAAATTGCAACAACAGTATGGCTGATAATAACTGTGTTGGGGGTGGCGGGCTCAGCATTAAACCAAAAAACTGATACTACTGCAATGCTCACTTGCGTTGAGATTATGTTCGGTCAGATACTTGCCATAGCGTTCATGTGGCAGTAAATATAGGGCATTCGCCAAGCGGTAAGGCACAGCACTTTGACTGCTGCATTCGTTGGTCCGAATCCAACATGCCCTGCTCGGGGTTTACTTGGTTCCCCGACATTGGACTTAGTAGTTCCTTTCACCCTCATAGTGGAAAGCTGTTAAGAGCCGTCACAAGGCTCGTGAGGGTTTAATCGTGTATAATCCCACAATGCACGAGCGTGAAAATCAACCTGTCGTAAAGACATCTGTAACAGGCGGAGTAGACATATATACCCCCTTTAATTGTTAAACTAGGGCAACTCAAATCATATGAGTCTTAGGTGAGGTGCAATTCCTCACATGTCCTTTGCTGTAGGTTTCGTTAGTTCTTTTCCTACAGCACATACAAATTTATATCTCCGGAGGGTGTAGCCACTCCTTAGACTTCACCCTCATTATTGGCTTGTAGTTCAACAGGTAGAACACTTGACTGTTAATCAAGTAGTTGTAGGTTCGAGTCCTATCAAGCCAGCTTGCAGAAATAAAATATAGCGTAAGATATGGTAGCAGCTACAAGGTGTTGCGTGAGATACAAGTCGGGTAAACAGCCGGGCAGCACTCTACCAATAAACAACAGAAAATCATAACGCATGTCCCTGTCTAAAGGTGCCGACTAACTGTTGCATAGTATCATTTCTGCAATTAAGGGTTCTTCCCTTTAATGAAATTTTTCGTATTTTGCTTAAATAGAGCTATTAGGTCAGCTCTATTTATCGGCATGTAGCTCAGTGGTAGAGCAGTCAGCTATTAGCTGATTTGTCGTGGGTTCGATTCCCAACCTTGCCGATTTAGTAGTGTTAGTAGCACTACGTAGCCTTGAAGTACAAAAGGCTATTCGTGGTGACAATCAGTGTTGCCACGGCGCGTGCCGATATGGGATAAAGGTATTCCAATAGCTTGCTAAGCTATCCAACAGAAATGTTGTCTGTGTTCGATTCACAGTATCGGCGTTGGTCGGTGTGTGCTGACTGTTGATGTGTGGCGGAATAGGTAAACGTTATTGCCGTAAGATAATTCGTTGAAACCGGCAACTTAGATGACGAGAGTCGCGACAATCATGTGTGGTTCAAATCCACACCACATCAATCACAACAAACTAGGTTAGCTACCGAAAAGCACAAGCCTTAGTGCCTGTTTGTTGTTTTGTTAATAAGGCTATTATCGGAAAGGCAGGTAATAAAATATGCTATCAGAAAATGAAATCCAAACAAAAGTTAATTTCTTATCATCAGCAAGGTGCAATCACACATTCCATAAATACATCGACATAACAGGCGACTTGATAGAGGGAACACTTTTATCAAGGATTTTATATTGGTTTGCACCAAGTAAAGACAATAAGAGCAAAGTTAAGATATACAAGGACGGCGAATATTGGATTGCAAAGCAAAGAAAAGATTGGTGGGAAGAAATACGGATTACCGAAAGACAGTATGACAAAGCAATTAAATCGTTGGTGAAAAAGAAATTTGTAATTACAGCAAAATACAAATTCAATTCGATGCCGACTATACATATACGACCTAATTATGATGTTATCAACGCAGAAGTTAAAAAATGGGAAGAAAATATCAGACAAGAGGTTATAGCAGAAGATAAAGGGCATGAATTACATAAACAGGCAGACGGGAATGACACAAAATGTAATTCCCAAGGGAATAACACAAAGTGTAATTCGGGAATGCCACAAGGTGCAACTCTTTTAACAGGGATTACTAACAATGATTACCTTAACACTAATTACGAGACATTAAATACTAAAAGTAATTCTCTTAACAGAGAACAGTGTAATTCTTTTTCACCTAAAGATAAAAAAGTGAAGGAGTTTAAGCCGATAAGCAAATACTCTCAAAGAGATTGGGAAGTTGCCGAAGAAAGAATGATAAACAGAGCTGGTAAGATAGCCTATGATTGGACTAACGATGAAACACTCAAAGAAAATGTAAAGTTGTTCTTTGAATACTTCCTAGGCAAGCATAGAGAATACACTGGAGAATATCACTATCCATTGACAGACAAGGTTTTATCAAGAGTGGTAGACAGTTTAACGAAAGAAACTGAAATAGAACGTGACGGATATACGGACAATTATTACTCAACGATAAGCAACATGAAAGATAATACAGACTACAAGATGTTAGTTGATGAATATTTCAATACAAAGTTTTCGACACAATGCGATTACAGTTTGACACATTTTTCTTCTGAAAAAGTTTTGACCAACATTATGAACCATGTTTGTAAGAGCAGTTGGTGTGAAAGCAAAGAATGGTAGGAGGTATTCATTATGAGTTCATATAAAGATTTACAGACTAAAATTTTTGAGAGAGACAATTACACTTGCCAATATTGCGGAAAAAGTAGTAGAGAATACAGGGCATTGGTGATGGCACACATAAGAACAGCTTCATTGTGTGGAGATGATAGAAAAAGTAATTTAATTACATTATGCAGACATTGCTACAGCCATATTTCAAACAATGAGATTAGAGCAAAGTTTGAAACAAAGGAAAATGCGGATTATTTTTGGGGATTATATCACGAAAAAGTCAAAGGCTATTGCTATTACACCAACTATATCAGAAAAGTATTTACTAAAAATGGTGTAATTATGACAAGACCGCAAATAGATAGATATGTCAATGTATACATCAAAAACGACAGCGACTTTGATAATTTTAAAACAGAACTAAGAGAAATCGGCTGTGAAAATATGAAGTATAAAATGCACAGAAAGATGGTAGAGCACAAACATCAAATTGAAAAGCAAAAAACGGAGGTATAGATATGGCAAAAGGAGTTAAGACACGAAATATCGACTCATTCCGAGAGGGATTAATGGAATACGCATATGGCAGATGCTCACAGGCACAAGCTGCAAAGATAGCTGGAATGAGTGTACCGACATTTAGGAAGTACGCAAATATGCATTTTTTAGGGATTCCATTTCCTGACACACTGTTTAAGGCAAAGGAAGAGTGAGAAGCATGTGCGAATTTTGCGAAAACATTTATGAAAATGGCGAAGTTAACGGAGATACACTTTTTAAATATCACGGAATGTCACTTGTCAAAGAAAATGGTTTTAATATATGCGTTATCACCAAAGACAAATTTAAAAATGACGAGCTATGGACAGTCTCACAACCTATTAATTACTGCCCTATGTGTGGCAAAAAATTAAGAGAGGACTAAGCATGTGTGAATTTTGCGAAGATATAGCAATGAACGATGATGAATATATGAAAAAAAGATACACCGGTGGAGATTTTATCTGCAAAGATGAAGATGGATTCGGAGTGTTGATTGACACAGGAGACAGTGGCTGCCTTGGATATATAAAAATCAATTATTGCCCTATCTGCGGGAGAAAGTTGGTGTAGTAATGGCGGAACCTTTAAGTAAATTAGCAGAAAAATGTAAAAGTTGCCCTAAATCTGAAAAATGTGACCATAAAAGAATGGAATTATGCGCTTTAGCAGATTTGCCACCACAAAATTGTGCAAGCGCTACGCAAGGCATTTTGATAGACAATATGTCACCTATATTGAGGGAAGAAATAAAAAGCCCTTTAAGTCCATTTAGGTACAAAGACGAATTAGAAAAAGCACTAGATGATTCCCATTTTGGAAATTTGTTTATGTATGGTGCTTAGAAAGTTGGTGGAAGAATGAAAGAGACTATTTTATATATTTCAAAATCAGAACAGGATATACAAAGTGTTTTGAAATATCTTCAATCAAAGCTAAAAGCAGAGCAAAAGGAATGTACCCTAGATGAAAAACACAATATTTTAAAAGTACCAAAATATTATGATATTGTCGGAAAAAGCGTTCACGGAAATATGCTTGGTGTGGGCTACGGATATTGCAAATATTATTGTTTTTCAGAAGCGTATAACAAAGATAAATACAACAATGCAGAAAATGAAAGACTTGAAGAAATTCTTATGCACACAAGAGAGGGCGCGAGAGAAATATCGGAACTTGATATTTTATGTATGCTAGGGTTGGCTTAAAAGGTTGGTGGAATGATGGTTACACAGAAAGATATCCACAATAGTATAGTTGTAAATGCAAGCGTTTGGCAGAAAAGATATTTATCATTGCAGTGTGGCGGAAACGTTGAAAAGATAAAAGAAGTCGAACAGACAATGGCTAATATGATTAACGGCATTAGCAAGGCACTTAAAAATAGTGGAACAGATTATTTGAATAAACTTGATTTGTAAGCGAGGAATTTTATGAAACATCAAAAAGAATGGCGCACTTGTGACAGGTGCGGAAAAGAGATAAAAGTAGGGCTGTTGGGTACAAACTCAATCACAAGAAACGGCGTATTGAATACAACCTACGATTTATGCAATGAGTGCATGGAAGATTTTAAGAGGTTTATGAGAAATGATTGTTAATATGGGAACCCAAACCTATGAAATGAGCCACAAGCAGGCAAAAGCTATTCTTGAAACGGCTAAGAAACTTGCAAATTGCAACATATACGGCATTGAAAAAGGCAATGTGATGATTATGCTGAACGAAAAGTATGAGGACGATATGAGCCTTAAAAAAGCCATAGGGGAGTATAAGAAGAAAGGGTTCAAGGTGCATTGGAAATGAAGAAAACGCGTTCAAAAATTATAATCAAAACAAGAAAAGGCGGTTATACAAAGATTTATGCCAATGGGAAATGGCAGAAGAAAGTACGTGTTATTGATTATCACGCAGAATGCAGTAACAAAGATGGTATAAATGTTACTTGCGAATTTGATAGACTGAAAACTGATAAAAATGGTTCAGTTATCTACGATGAAGCTAAAAAAGATTTTGCAAAAGAACACATAGTTGCAAGGATTTAAGGAGCAAAGTTATGAAAATAACAGAAATGAATAACTGCATTGAAGAAATGCGTAAATGTTACAAGTTTGAGGATGATAAAACTGAAATAAGACTCGGCAGTGTACCAAGTGGTGGCCGTGACAGATGTGTAACCGTCGGTACAATGGATGAAAATGGAACACAGATTGAAATGACGAGAATAGCGGATAGATTAGAAAAAACAGACCATTGTTTGAGATGAAAGGAAATCAAATGAACGAAATAAAATCAGGAATGAAAATTGCCTATCAAGGAGTAAAAGAAGAAATGGAAACAATAGTTGCAGAACTTGCAAGAAAAGGAATTGAAAAGCCAAAAGGCTTTAGTATATTGGAACAGTTTATAAAAGATAGACTTTCAGAATGCGAATAAATATATTACCGGCTACAGATTGATTGTAGTCGCTACCCTTAGAAAGTTAAAGGTAAAAGACTATCGGTTTAGGAGTGATATTATGGATAAAATAGATTTTGGGGTTTTTGAAGATAAAGAAACAGAAGAGTTCGGTTTCCCCAATTTTATTTTAGACGAATTTAAACTAAATTTTTTTGATTCTTCTTTGGGAAATGTAGAAACGATTGTAAAAATAAATAAAAATATAATTTTTAATGGATATGCGTATAGAGGTAAAATAAATCTGATTAAATATTCAGACAGATATGAACACGATAAAGCATATAACATGGAATATGTGTCAGATGATGGTATTTGCTTTGCTTATGCTGGATGCGATGGAGATAATTATGATAGAGGATATTATATTGACAGGATAATGTGTCAGATAATTAAACTATTAGAAGATAGACAAAGAAAAGAAATAAAATCCGTAAGAAAATGTTATGACTACAAAAGAAAAAATGATTTAGAGGGAAATAATGACAATGGAAAAGTTTTCTTGTTATCAGATATATGCAATTATTTTTACATAGAACCCAAAAACGAGAAAAGGAAAAATAAAATAAACTGCCCTTGTTGGAGCGTAAGAGGGCATTACAGACATTATAAAAGTGGTAAAGTAGTATTTATAAAAAATTACGAAAAAGGAAAAGAAAAAGGAAAAGTCAAGCCAAAAGACAAGACTTACACAATTTGAAAGGTGAGAATTTGATATGCTTAAAGAAAAAATTAAGATATTTATTATTAAACGCCGTTTAAGAAGAGAATATAAAAACCTTGACGAACATAAAAAAGCTGCACTTGACAGAATCAGCGAATGCGCATTTAAAATATTAAGGGAATATTTCCCAAATCTTTCAGAAGAACAATATTGCCATCTATATAGCAAAATCACAGGTTTATTAGAAGCGAAAATTTTTGATTTGACAACAGATAAATCATGGGTATCATATAGAGACAATGGAAGACTTTGGCGTGATTTTGCATACATATGTGATTTTTTAAAATCTGAGCAAGAGACAGACGAAGACTCTTTCAAAAAGATTTCTTTAGAAAGGAAAGCTGACGATGGACAATCTTGTATTTAAGAAAGCTAATATTCCGGTGGCGGTTGCTGCGAAAGCTCTGAACGTTGACGCTCAAACAGTACGTTTGCTATTGCAGAATGAGCTTGTTGATTGGGGAATAGCTTATAAAAGACCGGGAAGTAACCAATACAGTTACATAATTTATTCAAAAAAATTTTATGAAGTGACTGGATTCTATTACGGAGAACAATCATAAAATATCAGAACCGTTGCATATAAGTTTGCAACGCTACCCTAAAACAGTTATAGGCAGAGGTCTATAAGCACCTTTGCTTTTAAAAGCGGAGGTGCTTTTCTTATGGCTAGTCAGAGCCTTATTTCCACAGTTGATAGTTACGAAAATTACATAGAGAGAAACGGAATAGACGAGCAAGTAATTAATGCCTATGTAGACGCTTGCAGTGTAGCCATAAACGGCGAGAAAGATATTGAGTATGGACTACAACTCACTAAGAGAGCAAAAGAGCTTATAGAGGACTTCTGCACGGCTAAAACAGGTGGTACGATTTGGGACTTGGAAAAATACGCATTCGACCACAAAACCACATATGAGCTGATAAACAAAAAATATGAGGTTTTGTTGCTTGAAGCCCAAAACAAAATAGTTGACAGCTATTTTCAGTACATTGAGAAAAAGCGTGAGCCTAAAGACCGGTTTTACATGCCACGTAGGAAACAACTAATCAAAATCGGACTTGTGGATGCATTGCAAGGCATGATTGATGATAAATACGACATATTGTGCGTGAGTCTAGTGCCTGGAGCTGGAAAGAGTACAATTGAGAAATTTTTTCATTCGGCAGTTGCCGGTTGGTTTCCAAAAGACTACAGCCTATTTTATTCACATAGTGGTGACATTACACGAATGTACTATGACGGAGTATACGACATTGTTACTAATGATGATGATTACGCATGGCATGACATTTTCCCCAATCTATCAGTTACAAGCACGAATGCCAAAATGGAACAATTTAATATTGGCAAATACAAACCCTTTCCGTCAGTACAATGTACTTCTGTTGGAAGTAAGAATGCTGGTAAAGTCCGTGCAAGTAAATTTTTGCTAGTTGATGATATGATAGGCGGAATTGAGGAAGCCTTAAATCCTACAACACTTGATAAGTTATGGGATAAATACGCAGTAGACGCAAGACAGCGTAAGACACAAGATACGGACGGAAAGCCGTGTAAAGAGATACATATTGCCACTCGTTGGAGCGTACATGATGTTATCGGACGCATTCAAAATATGTATATTGGAAATCCGAGAGTCAAAACAATATCGGTTCCTGATGTAGACCCTGTGACAGGGGAAAGCAATTTTGATTACGAGTATGGCGGTTTTACAAAAGAGTTTTTTGCCGACCAACAATTACTCATGGATGAAATTTCTTACCGATGCTTGTATAAACAGGAACCTATCGAGCGTGAGGGCCTATTGTTTCCTGATGATAAAATCCGCAGATACTTCAATCTGCCACATGGCGAGCCGGAAATTATCACAGCTCAATGCGATACAAAAGGAAAAGGCACAGACTATTTTGTTATGCCGATACTACAAAAATATGGCGAGGACTATTACTGCGTTGATTGTGTGTGTGATAATACGGCAGACTACGAAATGCAGTATGAAAATGCGTCAAACACATTAGTCAATAATAAGGTACAAGAGTGTGAGTTTGAGCGTAATGCTGGTGGCGACAGGGTAGCTATGGAAGTTAATAAGCGAGTTGAAAATAAAGGGTGGATATGCAACATCACTGATGTACCTACAGAGACAAATAAGGAAGCACGTATTTTTCAGTGTTCTAACTGGATTTTACAACATATTATTTTCAAAGACCAATCGCTTTATAAACCTAACGAGCCGTATGGAGTAATGGTATCACTATTGAAACGATATTCAGTAACAGGCAAAAAACAGCTCGATGATGTTCCTGATGTTTTTTCAAACTTTGCCTTAAGAATGACACAAGGCAGTAGAATAGCAAAAGTTGAAGCAGTACACAATCCGTTCAGAGGAGGGCTTTATTAATGACAAATACATGTTTTATGTGTGGAGCCACTATCGAAATTAACAAAAAGCAAAAATACGTTTGTGAGGAATGCGATAGAAAAATAAAATTGCTAAAACAGCTTACAAATGTAGATAAAGCAAAAGAAAAAATAGAGAAAAAGGCAAAACGAAAAAGAATTAAAGACTTAGACTATGAACAAGAAGCTTGCGAGGTCGCACGAAAAATAATGTCTGAGGGCTATGTTTTTAATAGTGTAAATGAAATTTGCTTTGCTATACAGCTTGAAAAGGAAAACATTAAATATTATCCGAATTACAAAATAGGCGAGTGTAAAGTAGACTTTTTTATACCGGATTTAAAGAAGATTGTTGAAGTTGATGGCGAAATATATCACACAGATGAAAATAAGGATTTTTTAAGAGAAAGAAAGATAATGAGCTGTATTGACAATGGTTATGAGATTGTGAGAATACCGGCTTCGTTTGTGCCTGATTATATTCTATTGGGATTAAAAGAGGGTTTAGACTTTATAGTTGATAAAAGAAAGTTTGATAATAGATTTAGAGACACTCGGTTCGACAAGATATATTGGGAAGAATTTATTAATTATAAGTATGCAATGAGGAGAGCGAAATTATGAATACAAAAACTTACTTAAATCAAATCAGCAGATTAGATAAAATGATACAAAATAAGCTGTCCGAAATATACCGGCTTAAGACAATAGCATGTAGTGTTACTGTTTCAACAGACAAAGAGGCAGTTGATGTTTCATCTGACAAAGATAAATTAGGCAGTACAGTAACTAAAATTGTGGACTTGGAAAAAGATACAGACAGACTTGTTGATGAATTTATGAGGAAAAGAAATCATATTATCAGCCAAATTGATAGCATGGAGAATACTGACTATTATCACGTACTCTCAATGAGATATGTTAATCAAAACACTTTTGAAGAAATCGCCCAGGCTACAAATTGGAGCATAAGAAAAATATTTACAATCCACGGCAGAGCCTTGCAAGAGTTTGAAAGGCTTTACGGAAAAGAATATCTTGAAAATGTGCAGTAGTGTGCATAGTTTTGCATATCATTGCATATATACACTTAAAAAATTGACAGTTATAATATAACTATGAAAAAATCGTAATTCGTTCATTGCGAAAAATCTCTTTTAGAAATGGCACTCACAGATTGTGGGTGCTATTTTTTGTGAAGCGAGGGTGACATGAATAATCAGAATATTGTACCAACAGGAAAACGAAGTGTAATGTGCCCTCGTTGCGGAAAGCTATTAACGTGGGTAAATAAAAACGATAAGAAGCACCACAAAGTAATGTGTACGCACTGCCGTAAATGGATATGGTTTTGGGCTGGCACACAAGAATTTCAGATAAAAGAGGTTCCACAGAGAACTTCTGCAAGTGGCATGAGGTTTTATTAATGTACAGGTACGCTCATAAAAACGTAAGGCCTTTTTCGGCTGTCTGCCATAATAATTACGGCAGACAAGTTATTTTTACCCGTCAAAGGCAAATCACAAAAAACAACATAATCAAAGAACTGAATAAAGCACTTGTGATTCACGAGCAAAACGCTATTGAGATTGAGTATCTTGACAGATACTATCGTGGTGACCAACCGATTTTGTATCGGCAAAAAGTGAACCGCCCGGAAATCAATAACAAGATTGCTGTAAATCTTGCATATGAGCTTGTTGAGCGCAAGACCGCAGAGATGTGTGCCGAGCCAATCCAATATGTGCTGCGTGGCACTGATAACCACAAGTCGGAGGAAATCACACAGCTTAATATCACAATGGATTCAGAGAGCAAACAGGAGTGTGATATAGACATACATCGTTGGAGAAGCATATGCGGTACCGGCTACAGATTCATCGGCAATGATGACGGACAAGGACAGTTGCTCGATGAAAGCGATTTTTATTTATCGTCTGAAAATCCAATGTATACGTTCGTAGTATACTACTCAAACGGCCGTCCGGCATTCTCTTGTCAAATCGGAGAGGATGAGAACGGAGCGAACATATATTATGTGTTCACTGATAATGAGTGGTTTGATATTCGCAACGACAAGATTTATGCAAGTGGAATAAACGGCAACAGAGCAATTCCGGTGATTGAATATCCAAACAATGCAAGACGATTATCTGACATTGAAATGACTATTGCGATTACAGACGCTATTAACGTGCTTACATCGGACAGAATCAATGGAGTCGAGCAATTTGTGTCTGCATGGGTGAAGTTTGTTAATTGCGAGATTGATATAGATACATTCAGAAAAATGCGACAAGAGGGAGCATTGGTGGTTAAATCTAACAATGGTTCAGACAACAAGGCTGATGTTGATGTAATGACAAGCGAACTTAATCAGACAGAGGGGCAAGTAGTTTTCACTGACCTTTTTGAAAGATTTTTAAGCATTCAAGGTCTTGCAAATCGTCAGGGCAACACAGGCGGTGATACCGGTTCTGCCGTAGAACTACGAAACGGACATTATGATGCCGGACTTAGGACAGCTATTAATGAGCCTATCCTTAAGAAATCAGAGAGAATGGCACTTAGGCTTATTCTTAATAGGCTGAGAATTAATAAGGGCTTTACGCTTATGCCTAGCGATGTTGAGATACACATTAATCATAACAAGCTCGACAACATGCTTGTTAAGGCAGAGGTGCTTGAAATATTACTTAGGTGCGGTATCAATTACAAGAGAGCCGTCAAGACGATTGACATGTTTAGCGACCCTGAACAAGTTACTCTCGAAAGCGCTAAGCGCATGGAAATGCTATTCCCGGAAGAACAGCCGACAACAGCCACACCTAACAATAATAACGATGATAAGAACAATGGAAAGACAGCCGATGAATAATTGGCTGTCAATTTATTTTGGAGCTTGATATGGCAGATGAAATCCACGCACTTAACAAAAATGAAATACAAGACATAGATTACGACACATATTTTGGTGAGATGGATTTATCTGACGAGGAAAAGGAAGATAGAAAAAAGCTTGCTGAAAAGTTTGAAAAAATCTTTGTTATGCTATTTGCCTTGTTATCCGGCAAGGAAGAAACAGAGATAACAACTATCACCAAAGAATTTATCATCAGATATGAGAGCATTGCCACACAGTATTGTAAGGCAAAGAAAACACCCTCATATATTACAGACTATGCTCGGTACATTGTGAATGAGGTAGTTGACGCTACCACGCAAAATATTGAAGCAGAGTATTTTACTTCACAGAAGCGTGCAAAAAATGTAGCTGCGAATGAAGCTAATGCAGTCGGCAATTACAGATTGCAAACTGATATGGTAAAACAGGGCTACAAAACAAAGGAGTGGCGCTCAAAAGAAGATTCACATGTCAGACCTACACATGCAGATATTGACAGAAAGAGAATTGATATTTTTGAGCCGTTTGAGGTTGGAAATTCACTTATGATGTTTCCGAAAGACCATTCTTTAGGGGCACAGGTAAAAGAAATAGCAGGGTGTAGATGTACCCTTAAATATTACAAATAATGAGCAACTTGTAAGGAAAACTTATAGGTTGCTTTTTATTATACAAAAATTTGCAGTTGTGCGTTAAACAACAGAAAAACTCGGCGGGAGCGACCCGCGATAACAAAAGCGTGAGTTACGGAGGTAATGAAATGACAAGAAATGATGTGTTAAAACTTTTCCCGGACGCAACGGATGAGCAGATAACAAATCTGCTTAACAAGAGTGGTGAGGAAATGGCAAGAGAGAAAGAGAAAGCCAATCAGTATAAGGCTAAAGCCGACAAAGCTGACGAGCTACAGGCACAGCTTGACGATTTACAGGCTGGCAACATGTCAGAGCTTGAAAAGGCAAATAAAGCCTTAGAGACAGCCAATCAGCAGATAGCCAAGTTACAGAAAGATAATGCTGTCAGAGATTTACGAGAGAGTGCAATGTCTGATTTTGGCATTACTGCCGAACAGGCAAAGACAGTAGTAAAAGAGGACGGCTCTTTTGATACGACATCACTTGGCAAGATTATTTCCGACATGAAAGCCAATGCGATAGCGGAGTATGAGAAAAATGCACTCAAAGATACTCCTAATCCAAACAATGGCGGTAAAAATGATGAACCCGACTCAAAGCCAGCAGATGTAGCCAATGCAGAGCAAATCTCATTCGGTACAGTTGCAAACGCTGAAAGTCAAAACAGCTATGTAATTTAAACAGGAGGTAGAACGATGGGAAAGCCAATCGTAAGAGACTTTACACAGGGTAAAGGAATTTTAAAATTTTTCCCTTATGAGGGTGCAGCATGCCTTGTACCACAGACTATGGTAACAAGCGCAGATGGAAACGGAATGAAGATTGTGCCGGCCGGTACACCATTCCCAAGCAATGACGCAGAGTGCAAGGGCTATCTGTTACACGATGTAGATGTAACAATGGGTGACGCACCTGGAACATATGTATATCAGGGAACTATTGATTGGGAAAAAGTTAAGTCACTTTCAATCGCAGACGCAGCTAGAACTGCAACACCTAGAGTTACTTTCTATGGCGCACCAAAGATTGTAGCAAGTCAGGTCTAAAAGGAGGTAGAAGAACATGGCATTACCATTAGCAGAAGCATTTACAGCGAGAAGTCTCGGTGTAATGTGGAACAATTATCAGAAGACATTAGGAACTGCCCCTTATCTTGGCAGACAAAAATTCGGAACACGTAAACAGGACTCGCTCGACCTTAGATTTATCAAGGGCAAGAACGGACTGCCGGTATCGCTCAAAACTTCAAACTTTGACGCACAGGCAGAGTTAAGAGATGTTGGAGGCTTCTCTGACATTCAGAACTCAATGCCATTTTATCGTGAGGGATATATGGTAACAGAGAAAGAGGAACAGGAGTACGACAATTACAGAACTTCTGAAAACTCTAACCTTGCCAATAACGTATTACGTGAAATCTCAAAGAAGCCAATGAACCTTATCGAGGGCGCATTAGTTGTGCCGGAGAGACAGATTTGGCAGTTGCTTGCGCCGACAGATGGAGTTCCAAGAATAAAGGTAACCATTGACAAAAAACCATACTACATTGATTACCTTTCAGATAACGAGAAATCAGAGCATACAGCAAAGCATTACAAGACTTTTACAGGCACAAGCGCATGGGACAAGTCGGCTACAGCCACACCACTTGACGACCTTATTAGGGCAAAGAGAGAGTTTTCAAAGGCGACAGGATATTCTCTCACTCGTTTTACCATGAACACAGAGACATGGGAAATGGTACTCAACGCAGAAGATACAAAGAAACAGGTACTCGGTATCACAGCTTACAATGGCGGTATCAGATTACAGCAAGGACAGGTTGTTGATTATCTGAAAGGGTATGGCATTGAGATTGAAGTTTACGACAAACTTTACGTCGACCCAGAGGACGGCCAGACAAAATATTTTGTACCAACAGGCATTGTATCTGCGCAGTCTGCCGGAGTATTCCTTGGCGATTACACATTCGGCAAGACACCAGAGGAAAGAAGCGGAAGTATCACAGATGGAAACCTCTCACTTGTTGAGACTGGTGTATCTGTATACACATATGCTACAAATCATCCTATCAATACTCACTGTATCGTATCTATGATTGGATTACCTACATTCGAGGGTATGGATAGCGTTATGGTTCTCAAAGTTAAGGAGGATTAAGGCTTATGATAGCAACGCACTCTATAAAGCATGATGGAGTGTGGTATAAAGTCGGAGACGAGGTACCGGAAAGCAATAGCAATTCGGTGCCTTCTGATTTTATGAACCCACCCGAACCATACACAAAGACAGAAATTAACAGAATGTCAACAGCCGACCTAAAGAAGCTTGCGAGCGAAAATGGTATTGAAAATGCCACAGAAATAAATGGCGGTGACTTGAAGAAAATGTTAATTGAAAAGTTTGGATTATAAGGAGCTTGGCATGGAATACACCGCATTGGAGCAAGTCAAAATTAGACTTAAACAATTTCATATTGATACAGTCACGAATGATGATGAAACGACATCTGATGTGGTAGTGTTCGACAACAAGGAAGATAACCCGCTCATTGAACAGCTCATTAAGCAAGCCACGGAAGATGTAAAAGCAAAAAGGTGTTATCCGGACACTTTCACTGATGATGATATAACTGCCGATTTAAAGCAGTTTGAGAATGTCATTATCAATCTTGCCGTCTACGACCATTCACAAGCCGGTGAGAACTACATGAGCGCATTAAGTGAGGGCGGAGTGAGCCGTACATGGAAAGACAGAGATAAGCTGTTTGTCGGAGTTTTCCCTTTTGTCAAAGTGTTATAAGCGAAAGAAGATTGTGCGTTACCAATATGGTAGCAGGCGGTACACATTAAGTGGTGGTGGGCGGTGTGCCAATTACCAAAGATGAAAGGCTGTAAGATGAATAATTTAATCTATCAGACATACATTATTGCCTTGCCAATTGTTCTGACAGCGCTTTTGGGTTATATTGTTTGGCTTTTGCAAGAGCAGAAAAAGCAAAAAGAGATAGACACAAAAGAAAGAAACGAGCGCATTGAAGAGGAAAAGAAGCTACGACAAGCAAACGGAAAAGGTACAATGCTACTTTTACGAGTACAGCTTATCGAATACCATGATAAGTACATGAAGCTTGGCGAAATTCCCTCATATGCGTATCAGAATTTTTGCGAGATGTATGACGCATACCACGCACTCGGTGGTAATGGCATGGTAACAAAAATGAAAAATGAGATTGAGGAAATCCATTTAGGCAAAGGAGGTAAAAGCTGATGGACTTTACACAAGTACCTACAGTAGTTGCTATTATGGTAATTACTTATTTAATCGGATATGCTTCAAAGCAGATACCACAGGTTAAAGATAATATTATTCCTATTATCGTAGGTGTAGCCGGTGGAGTACTCGGTATTGTTGGAATGTTTGTGATTCCCGGTTATCCGGCAAACAACATTCTTGATGCAATAGCAGTTGGCATTGTGTCGGGCATGGCAAGTACCGGTGTTAATCAGATTTACAAGCAGATAAAGAAAAATGCTTGACATTAATAAACAAGCCATGAAATACGCGCTTCAAGGTCAAACTGTCACAGTCTATGAAAAAGACGAGGACGGAAATCTAAAGTTTTACGAAACAGAAGACGGAGAAAAGATATATTACACGCACGAAGAAACAGGCTTTTCGGAGCCGGTTGATTTTAGGGCGAACATATCTTTTGACGGAGGAGAAGCACAGAACAAGGAATATGGCTTTAATACGGCTGATTTTGATGCTGTTTTGCTGACAGACAGAGGAGAATACCCTTTTAAAAAGGGTGACGTTATTTGGCTTGATAGCGAGCCTACAAAAGACGAAAACGGATTAGTTGATTCGACTTCCGCAGACTTTACGATAGTGGGAGTCAAGCCTTCTCTCTATTCAGTTAAATACATGCTCAAAGCAGTTGTGAAAGAAGTGTAATTATGAAGATTGACGTTTCTTTGACAGAAAAATCTATACAAGATGCAATAGACAAGCTTGAAAGATACAAAGACCGCTTACAAGACAAGTGCATAGCGTTTGTCGGAGAGCTTGCCAGTAACGGCATAGACGTAGCACGAGCAAATACAGGCAATTTTGGACACTATATTACATTTAGTTACGAAATTAAAGATACAACGGATGGCTGTACGGCTATTGTACTTGCTACCGAAACAGGGCAGATACAAAGCACATGGCAGACAGCAGACGGACTTAAGACAGTTGATGTATCGCCTTTGCTTATGGCTGAATACGGCTCAGGTTGGAAAGCTAAACCACACTTTAACGATGCAAGAGGCGGTCAAGGGACTTTTCCGGGGCAGACACACGCATTCGATAGTGAGGGTTGGTATTGGAGAGACGAAAGCGGAGAATTACACCATTCATACGGCATTACACCTACAATGCCGATGTATCACGCGTTTGTAGAAATGGAAAATGACATTATGAGAACGGCACGGAAAAATTTTAGTTGAGGTGATAAAGTGGCAAGTCAAAATCAATGGGTTTACGACCTCGAAAATCTCACATATGCGATTATAAAAACTCGATGTGAGAAAAAATTGAAAACTAAATATCCCAAGCTAAAATTCACACAAGAGGAGCAGTCGGACAGTGCAGCGGCTAGTTTCCCGACAGTGCTAGTTCAAGCACTCGAACCTATTGAACAGAATGAGGATTTAGAGTGCGAAAGAATAAATACAGTGTTATTTACGGCACAAGTGACTGTTACAACGAATAAAAGCCGTTCAGAAGCCTTAAATGTGGCACAGACAGTGGCTAATGAATACAAAGCTATGTCATTTAAGCTGACACCGGCTCCATTCGCTAGAAAAAACGGCAAATTATGGACAGCAACATTACGTGCTAGGCGGTCATTCGACTGGAATGATAGATTATAAGAGCTTTTTGGCTCTTATTTTTTTATGAAAAATTAGGAGGTAATACAAATGGCAACAGGTTTAAAAAGTAGAATTGCTTACAAGACGCCAACCGCATCCGCCACAAGTGGCGATTACTGGGCTGGAACTTACAAGCTCTTACTTAGAGCAAAATCAATTCCCTCACCATTCGGCTCACAGAACATGGTAGATACTTCAACTCTTGAAGATTTAGTAGAGACACAGGAAATGGGCAGACGTTCAGCCGGTTCTATGGAAGTTGAGGGAGCTTTTGAGAAAAAGTACAAAGACGAGATGGTAACTAACGAGGGTAAGAAGCTCGACTTCATCATTCTTTATGGTACAGACGGAAAAGGTTCAGAGGGTATCTGCGCTTTTATTGGACAGGAATCATTCGCCCCAGGCGAGGCTTCCGATGACCACTTAACAGGAACTGCGACTGTATCAGTTCAGACAGTACCTAAGTGGATTGAGGATAACTACGATGTTGCGGTAACGGAGGATGACCAAGGTTATCCAACAGCAATCACACTCACAAAAAAAGGGTGAGCCAATCGGAAAAAGCCGTAGCGGTTGGCTATGATGATAGCACGGCTGACAGCGAACTTGAAGAAACAATATAGTAAGGTAATTGAGGCAGTGTTAAAACTGCCTCTTTCCCTATATAAATTAGGGAGAAAGGGAAAGATAAAATGAAAATTAAATTAAACGGAAAAGAATACACAGTTAAATTCGGATATGCACCGGTCGTTAAGAATAAAATTATCCCAAGACTCGTAGGAATGGAGCAGCAGGGCGAGGGGCTTGAAGTCATTGACAACATGCTTGAATTTTTACCGGAGTTTTTACTCGTGGGCTTGCAAAAGTTTCACGCTGACGAATTTGGCTTTGATTTTGACAATAAAGAAGCAAAAGAGAAACAGCTCGTAAAGGTATACGATTTACTTGATGATTACCTTGATCCGGAGAATGAAGAGGGTGGAGATTTACAATCGCTCTACAATGATTTGTCGGCAGAAATGGAGAAAAACAGTTTTTTATCAAAGATGCTGGCGAAAGAGGAACAGACAGCCAAGAAGAAACCAATCAAGAAGTAAAAGAGCTTACATGGGAAGTATATTGCAACGAAATCCGCCCATATTGGCTTTTGGTAACTAAAGGCTATGGATTTAGCATTGAGGACATAGATATGTCTTGTCCGGCTGATTTAGAGCCTTATTCAAAGGCTTATATGCTTGCACAAAAAGAAACCGACTCCAACATGTGGGCTTGGTGGGGCACATACGGATTAAGTGCAACTCTTACAGCTATCGACAGAGCCTTAAATGGCAACAAAGCAAGAGCAAAATACATTGAGAAATCATTAAATGAGCAATACTCAAAAGATAATGAGCCTAAATATAAGGAATCTAATGAGGAAATTGCCGTTTACGAAATGAAGCAACGAATTAACGCATTAAGACAATCGGGATTACCTGAAAGTCCTGATTAATGAGGTGAAAATATGGCATATAAAGGAATTGACGTATCGTCATATCAAGGAAATATTGATTGGAGTAAGGTTAAGTGGGCCGGAGTGCAATTTGCAATCCTTAAAATAATCCGCAAAGACCTTAATCCGGATAAAACCTTTGAGCAAAACTGGAAAGGCTGTACAGATGTAGGAATGCCGATACAAGGTGTTTATAACTACTCATACGCTACAACAGTAGACAAGGCAAAGACAGACGCAAATAAGGTTATTCAGACGCTTAACGGACGGAAAACCTTTGTTTGGTTAGATGTTGAAGATAAATGCCAACAAGGACTCGGACAGACACTTATTGATATTATCAACGCATATCAGAGTGTTATCAAGAGTGCCGGGCTTAACTTTGGTGTATACACAGGGCTTAGCTTTTACAATCAGTACATTGCGCCATACGCAAATCAGATTAATTGTCCGTTTTGGATAGCACGTTATCCGTCAACTAAAGGAATGTCTATTGGTGATGAGCCTAACAGTGCAAAAAAGCCTGTTATACAGCATCCACTGTATGGTTGGCAGTATTCGAGTGCATTTACCTGTAGCGGTCTGAATAACAGCACTGACGCTAACTTACTCTATGTTGAGCTTGGTAAGGGCGATGGAATAGAGAATAATCCGGCACCAATAGCAACTCCGACACCAATGGCAACTCCGGTAAACAATAACGCTTGGAAAGGCAATGAGGAATATTACCTCAATAATGACGACGTAAGAAAATGGCAACATGCCATGAACATAGGATTTGACACAGATGAGCTTAAGGAAGATGGCAAGTTTGGAACCAATTCACAGAGATTTGCTAAAAATCACAATTTGTGGAGCGGTCAGAAGCATAACTGCCCGACAGCCATTAAGTGGCTGAGAAAAACTCTGCATGACAAGTATCATTTTTACAAACTTGATACTGATTACGGCAAGTGGACGGATTATCTCACTAAATGTGTCATGGTATTTCAAAAGAATAGAGGCCTTAAGCAAGATGGATATGTCGGATTGATTACAACATACTATCTGCTCAAAGACTAAATACATGAGAGCTACTTTAGGGTAGCTCTTTTTTATTACAGGGAGGTGAGAAAATGGCAGAGAGCATTGAGCTTCAAATCAAGTCGGACGCGCAACAAGCGACTAAAGCCATAGGCAATTTACAAAGTAAGTTGCAAGGACTTGGAAGTACTCTCAATTCCCTCAATGGTGCAAGTATAAGCAATTTTGCGAGTAAAATGTCGCAACTTGCAACATCACTTAGAAGCGTGAGCAGTATTGACACACGTACTTTTAGCAAGATTGCAACTAACATGGAAAAGCTCGGCAACCTTGATACTGCAAGACTTGTCAGCTCGGCAAGCGCTTTAAAGAGCATGGCAACAGAACTGTCGGGCTTTGCGAATATTTCAAAGCAATCAGCAGAGATTACACAGCTAACAGCTTCAATCTCAAAGCTTGGTTCAAAATCAGCCGGATATGCTGCGGATAACATCAGAAACCTTGGCAGTGCCTTGAAAGAGGTAATGACAACATTATCTAGCGCACCGAGAGTCAGCAACAACATAATCCAAATGACTAATGCACTTGCTAATCTGTCACAGCAAGGCTCAAAAGTCGGTTCGGCTAGTAGGTCACTTGTAACAGGATTTTCAAACACAACAAAGTCAATTAAGAGTACAAGAAGTGGATTTAGGGGCTTAGCTTCAACTATCGGTAAGTTTTACGCAACTTATTGGTTGGTTATGCGAGCTGTAGGAAAAATAGGCGGTGCAGTTGATTTAGCGAGCCAATTAACAGAGGTTCAAAACGTAGTAGATACCACGTTTGGTGACATGGCAAGCAAGGTTGATGATTTTACAAAAACATCAATTCAAGATTTTGGAATGTCGGAGCTTACGGTCAAGCAAATATCAAGCCGTTTCCAAGCACTAGGTACTTCTATAGGTATTTCGTCAGAGCAAGTGGCAAATGGTACGGCAGTGGCAAATAAAGCTCTTATGAGCCAAAATAACACGCTATACAAGACTACAGACAGTATGGCTGATATGTCGCTTAATCTTACAAGGTTGGCCGGTGATATGGCTTCATTCTACGATGTAGACCAAGCCGATGTTGCAAAGAGCTTACAATCCATTTTTTCGGGAACAATCGCACCATTAAGGAGATACGGACTTGATTTAACACAAGCCACACTTTCAGAGTGGGCTATGAAAAACGGACTTGACGCAAATATCAAGTCAATGACGCAAGCTGAAAAGGTATTGCTAAGATATAATTATGTCATGGCAAATACGCAAGCTGCGCAAGGAGACTTCGCCAAAACAGCCGATAAACGAAACGTTAGTTTCATGTGTCGCGCAGCATAGTAATATGCTGATGAAAAATCGAGCAAAGTCGGTGAAAACTAAGTTGATTTAGACAACATACTTTGATATAATATGTTTGAGGTGATTTAATGAGAACGTATTATATCTATAAGGCTACAAATAAAGTAAACGGAAAATTATATATCGGACAAACAGTAAACTATCACGCTAGGGTTCAACAACATTTAAGGTGTTCGCCAAAAGAGGATTGCTTATTTCACAGAGCAATTGAAGAATATGGCAGGGACAACTTTGAATGGGAAGTGATTGATAAATGCAATAGTCCACAGAAAGCATTGCGACTTGAAAGATTTTATATATCTTTGTATAACACATACAGAGATGGATATAATGAGAATAAGGGCGGTGTTGGTGGACATAACGCAAGAGCTGTCGTAAGGCTGGATAAAGACGGAACATTTATAGAAAGATACGATAGCGCGATGGAAGCCGACAAATATGGCTTTGGCAATACTGATGTATTATTATGTTGCAAGAATAAAATGCTGACATGTAAAGGCTATCAATTCATGTTTGAAGATGAATATAAAGCTAATGGAGCTAAGACATATGCAAAGCCTAAACCTATTAATCAGAGAAAAGTCATTCAATGTGACCTAAAAGGCAATTTTATCAAAGAATTTGATAGCATAGCACAGGCTTCAACCGAAACAGGAACAAACAGGACAACACTGATAGGGGCATTGAAACATCGTTATAAAAATGCCAATGGATATATTTTTGTTTATGAAGAAGATTTTCCGATAAAGGATTTGAGCATATATACTAAACTTAAAAAGGGTAGGAAAATAGCTCAAATTGATATAAAAACAAATAAAGTAGTCAAAGAGTATGACAGAATATCTGACGCTGGCAAAGCGTTGGGAGTCAATTACAAAGCCATACACAAAGTAGTTGATAAACCCGACAGAACAGCATACGGGTATAAATGGATAAGTCAATAAGTCAATACCGAGGTAATCAATCAGATAGCGAAAGGCTGATTGACACCGTAACGCGTAGGAAGTGAATAAATATAATCTTCCCAAGAGTGCTCGACAACCATAAGACGTAGAAATGCGTCTTATTTTTGTGGTTGAAAATGTACGCTGAACTTATAGGAAACTATAAGAAGTAGAGGATAAAAAGCCTTTACGATAACAAATTGACATGGGCGAATAGTGTAAGAGTCCTTAAGCAAGAGTTCCAAGCGTGGGGCAGTATTATAGGTAACGTAATAATCAATGCTCTAAAGCCGTTTGTTCAAGCCTTAAGTAAAGTAATGCTCAAAGTTATCAGCTTTACAAGAACTGTAGCTGACGCACTCGGAGCAATCTTCGGATGGACTATCGAGATAAGCGGTGGCGGTGCTACTGTTGATGGCATGGAGGACATAGCTGACGGAGTAGGCGATATTGGTGATAACGCTGATAGTTCCAACAAGAAAGCACAAAAACTGAAAAAGACACTGCTTAGTATAGACGAGATACACGCACTTGACGATAACAGCGATAGTGGCAGTGGTGGAGGTTCGGGCAGTGGCGGTTCAGGTGGAGGTGGAGCTGGCAGTGGTGTTAATAGCTCACTGAAAAAGACAGATGGATTGCTCGAAAAATATAAATCATCAATCAAAGACCTTTACTCACTCGGAAAGTACATTGGCGACGCTCTTGCGAGTGCTATGGAGAGCATTGATTGGAAGAAGATTTATCAGAAAGCTGACAATTTCGGAAAAGGACTTGCAGACTTCCTTAATGGTTTAATCAGCCCAAGGCTCTTTTATGATTTGGGTGCAACAATAGCCGGTTCGCTAAACACAGCTTTGCATTTCCTCAATTCATTCGGCACAACATTCGATTGGACTAATTTTGGCTTGTCGATTGCTAACGGCATTAATGGATTTTTTAAGAATTTTGATTTTGCGTTACTAGCAAAAACTATTAACGCATGGGTACAAGGAATATACACCATGCTAACCACGGCAATTAAAAATGTGTCGTGGAAAGACGTACTCAAAGGTATTACGGATTTTTTAAGCAATTTGGACATTAAAACTGTTGAGATAATAGTTGGCACATTGCTGATAAAAAAGATAATTTCGTTAAAATTGGGTTCAGTGGCACTCGCTTTTATTGGAAAATCATTATCAAAAGCGATAGCACAGGCAATAGCTTCAAAAATTGGATTTGAGCTTGTAGAAGGAGCTGGCATTGGAACGGCAATAATGCAAGCGTTTAAAACCATTTTTGCTTCACTATCAACAAATCTTGGATTACTCATAGAGGGATTATTCAGTGGTTTAAGTTTGGGTGATGCAATAACGGCCGCATTCGGAACAGGGGCAGTAGACCTATTAGCAACAATCGGTTCTGCTTTTTCAGCAATAGCCGGAACAATTTTATCTATCGTAAATTTTGTCAAAATGTTAAAAGACGGATTTAGTTGGGTAAATGAGATTTTAATGGTGATAGGTGTTGCATTGGCCACAATCGGAGCAATATTAGCTGGTGTGGCAGCATTGCCAGCGGTAATTGTTGGAGCAATAGTGGCAGCAGTCGCGACGATTGTTGTTGTGATAAAAGATAATTGGAATGCAGTTTGTGAACTGTTTTCAACAGTTGGCGAATGGTTCAATGGAAATGTTATTAAGCCTGTAGTTTCATTTTTTAAAGATATGTGGAAAACCATAAGTGGCTTTTTTGGCTCCTTATGGAAAGACATAGTAACTGTGTGGCAAGGAGCTTCGAAATGGTTCAGTTCCACAGTAATTGAACCGATAGTTGGCTTTTTTAAAGGCTTTGCTACACGAGCACAACAGATTTTTCAAGGTATTTGGATAATAATTCAAGCAATTTGGATAGTAGCTTCGGGGTGGTTCAATAATAATGTAATCACTCCAATTTCAAATCTGTTTAATTTTTTAAAAACGTTTATACAGACAACGATACAGACAGCAAAAGATTTTGTCTTTTCAACATGGCAAGGGGTGGCAAGTTGGTTTAGCAGTACAGTAATACAACCGATTTCAAACTTTTTTAATATGTTGAAAGCTGGCATAACATCGGCACTTAGCGTAGCAAAGAACTTTGTTATATCTACTTGGCAAAGCGTGGCGGGTTGGTTTAATGGCAATGTTATTTCACCTATCACAAACTGCTTTAATATTATGAAAAACGGAATTACAAACGCGTTTAATTATGTGTGGAGTTCAATAAGAGGCGGTGTCACAGGGGCTATGAACTACGTTATTTCAAAAATAGAGAATGGGGTTAATTTTGTTGTCAGTGGAATTAACTCTTTATTAAGAGGATTTAACAAAGTTGTTTCTATGGCTGCTAAGGTGGCTGGTGCAAATTGGAGCGGAGTATCGTTAGTCCCGAAAGTACATATTCCAAGGCTTGCTAGTGGCGGAATTTTCCCAAGGGGAGAGGACGGCATGGCTTTTATCAATCACAATGAGTTAGTCGGTAAATTCTCAAACGGCAAAAACGTGGTAGCAAATAACCAACAAATCACCGAGGGAATTAAACAGGCTGTCATGGAGGGTATGGCGCAAGTGATGATGAACTCTAATGCCGGTGGAAACTCTGCGCCTATCATTGAAAACGTGTTTAAGTGCGACAGCGAAACACTCTATCGCATGACACAGGTAGGCAAGGCAAAGCACGGACAACGATATATTGTAGCAAATGAATTTGGCTAAGACACTCACCCTTGCGTGGGTGTCTTTTTACGAGGTAACAGTATGGCAATGATGTTAGTAGACGGAGTGGAATTACCTACTCCGTCAAGCTTTGAATGGGGCTTAATTGATGTGTCTGCAAGCGACAGTGGGCGAACGCAGGATGGTAAAATGCACAAAAATAGAATAGCACAGAAACGACAAATTAAATTGTCGTGGAATGGTACTGACAAGGCTAGGACAGCAAAGATACTTCAAATGGTAAATCCGGAATATATATCGGTAGCATATCCTGACGCTATGAGCGGCACTGACGAAACACGCACATTTTATGTAGGCGACAGAAGCGCACCTATCAAGATATGGATTGTCAACAATAAGAGGTATGAGACATTGAGTTTTGACCTCATAGAAGTATAAGGCGGTGATTAAATGCTTAACGTATCGGCTAAATGGCAAAGAGCAGTAATGCTCGATAATGATATAAATGTAAATTGTTTTGCTAACATAGTTACGGCAAGCGGTGAAAAAATTCCTGTTAGCGATAGCGAGCTGTGGGCAAATGGCTTCGAGGTTAATGATTCAACATCAAGCAATGGTACTTTCACAATCGGGGCTTTGATTGCCGGAAAACTGAAAATTAAGCTGAATAACATTTATGAAGATTACAGCAAGTATGATTTTGATAAGGCAAGCGTAACAGCATATGTTTCAAAAAGCTTTTCTGATGGCACAAGTGAAAAACTAAAAATCGGTGAGTATAGAGTCAGCGAAACAAGCTATGACGGCTCACTCATAACGCTTACTTGCCTTGACAATATTAATAATTTCAATCGTGAGTACGACAGCAATTTAAGCTACCCTACGACAGCGTATGAGGTAGTCAGAGACGCTTGTATTAAGTGTGATGTACCTTTTACTATGGCGAGATTTGACAACTCTGATTACGTGGTTAACGAGATACCAAGTGACAATCAAAAGCTCACATATGGACAGGTAATAGCTTACATCTTACAGTTGAGCGGATTATGGGGCAAATGCGGTCACGATGGCGAATTGCTTATTGGTTGGTATGATATGAGTCAGTTTGACAGCCGAGGCTACGATGGCGGAACTTTTAGCACAAAAACTACACCATACTCTGACGGAGATACACTGAATGGTGGAAATTTCACCGACTATTCAAGTGGAGATACTGCTGATGGTGGAACATTTACAGAAGCAAGAAACTATCACAACATCTACACGCAAAAAGACTTGAATGTTGCGACCGATGATGTTGTTATCACCGGGGTAAAGGTAACTGTAACCTCAAAAGAGGACAAGACAAAAGATGTTAATGCACTTGCCGGAAAAGAGGGATATGTAGTCTCAATCTCTGATAATCCGTTTATTTCGGCAGACAAGGCACAGACAGTTGCAAATTATATCTTCAAAAAAATCGGTGGCATGAGGTTCAGACCTCTTGACGCTACACTCTTGTCAAACCCACTGATTGAGAGTGGAGATGTGGCACTTGTGACGGACCGCAAGCAGAACACCTATAGCTGTTTTATTTCCAACCGAACATTTACTGTTGGAAGCAGTACAAAAATTTCATGCGATGCTGAAAATGCTTCAAGAAATAGTGCTGATAAATTCAGTAGTGAGACAAAGGCTATTGTACAGGCTAGGAAAGTTGCACAGGCACAACTAAGTGCATATGACAAGCAAATGCAATTGCTGACACAGCTAATGTCTCAATCGCTCGGACTTTTTAAGACTGAACAAGTGCAAGAGGATGGCTCAATCATTTACATTATGCACAATAAAGCCGACCTTAATTCGAGCAATATACAGTGGAAAATGACAGCTAACGGCATGGCTGTATCAAATGATTACGGCAAGACGTGGAAAGCCGGAATTGATAAAGACGGAAACGCAATCTTTAACATCATGTCAGCAATCGGCATTAACTTTGATTGGGCGCATGGCGGAACACTTACTTTAGGTGGCGAGAATAACGTAAACGGCAAGCAGTATGTCAAAGGCGCAAACGGAAAAATTCTGATTACGCTTGACAACAAGGGTATTACACTTGCTGATGGAGTGACTATCTCATGGAATAATATCTCTAATCAGCCGACAATTCCAAACAAAACGAGTCAGCTCGCAAACGACAGCGACTACGCCACGACAGGACAGATACCAACAGACAATAATCAGCTTAACAATGGAGCCGGATATATCAATTCGGATACCGCAACGCGAATTACAAAAGACACTGTGACTACAAGCTATGTAAATGCACTTAGTGTTAAGGCTGGTTCAGTTGACGCAGAGGACATCACAGGAACAACAATTACTGGCAAGAATATTGTGGGCGGAACAATTAATATTGGCAGTGGAGTGTTTACGGTTGATAGCGATGGAAAAGTATCGGCTTCAAATCTTAATATGTCCGGTGGAAGTATTGCACTGAACGGAAATTTGAGTAATTCAACGATTGATTTAACGACTACTGACAATTCAGGAAACAATTATGAGCTTTGGATGAATGGTGCGGTCTTGCGAATTGTCAAAAATGATGAGAATTTGATTACACTTTACGGAGCCACAGGCTCTATAGGTGCACAGACAATGTATGCTCAAGAGATAGGCTCTGATAAATTTAGAGAAACCGATAGAGGATATGCAATGTGTGGTGACGCAACAGGGCATACATACCATTGCGGTTGGAATGGCAGTGCCTTAAGTTTCCAAGTTGATACTACTTGGGTATGGAGTTCGTCAGATAAACACTTAAAAAAGAATATTGAAGCAATTAATCAAGATTATATTGACGCAGTAGGTTCGGTTGATTTATTTCAATATAATCTTAATAGACAAGGATATTCAGACAAGCCGTTATATTTTGGAGCAATGGCGCAGGATATAATTGAGAGCCTTAAAGATAAAGGACATGTCAATGAAAATCTTGATATGATTTTTCAAAACAAAGCAACATCGGATGATGATACGCTGTACTACGGCATGAACTATGAGCAATTCCTAATCTTAAGACTTGCCGGAGATGAGCAGAAGATTGATAAAATGCAAAAACACATAGATGAATTGGAAGATAAGTTTTCAAGATTGTGTCAGAAATTGGGTATTGATGAAAGCGAGGTATAGCTTATGGCAATTCAAATGAGACGAGGGGCATACGTGCAGTTTGACCCCTCAAAAATGAAAGCCGGAGAATGGGCGGTATCGACCGACTCCGACACAAAAAAACAGCAGATATGGATGTGTTTTGCGCCCGGAATAGTTAAGCGAATGGGAACTGTTGAGGATTTTGACATTGAAATTCAAAGACTTATTCAGAATTATCTTGACGGCATGGCAGAATCGGTAGAAAAGGCTCAAGAATCAGCACAAACTGCGACAGAAAAAGCTACCTCGGCAAGTAATTCTGCTTCACAGGCTCAAAAATCAGCACAAACTGCTTCACAAAAAGCAAACGAGGTCACACAAGCTTCAGGAAAGATTGATACGGCGGTAAGCCAAGCAAACGCAGCTACAAAGGCTGCAAATGAAGCTGCACAAAGAGCGGAACAACAAGCCGGACTAGTCGAGCAGAAAGCAAACGGAAGAGGCATTACTTTTTTTGTGACAAGTGCCGGATTGCTCAATGTAAGTAAGGAGGATTAATATGAGCGGAATAGACATTATATCAGATACAACAGGGCAAGCGATTGTTGAGAGCATTAAAGCCCTTGGTACAAAATTAAGCGAGGGAAGAGTTATTTATGGTGTTCACATCAATGGTGCGGATAGTAATCCGAAAACAAGAGTAAGATATTTAGCAGACACAGTAGGCATGACTCCGGCACACATGAATTTCACAAGCGGAACTTTTGATTATGGCTCATGGGCGAATGCTTTTTTTATGCCAAAACCATGTATGCTTAAAACAAATGGACAGGTTGACTATTACCTCAATGAGAACGACTTGACTAAAAAAATAGATGGCAGTGCTTCAGATATAGCAAACATTGATTACGATGGAAATGCCATGATGGAATGGGGCAATGGCACAGACATTATATGGTGGAAAATTGCACCCGACAAAGGTAATCCAAACAGTGCGAGCCTTTATGTTGCTAACTACCAAGCTGATAAAGATTTTAAAAATCTGAATTTCATTGATATTAATGGTAATGAAAAATCTCATTTTTACACGCCAATTTATAATGGCTCACTTGACAGTAACAATAAGCTACGCTCAATAAGCGGTCAAGCAGTTATTAAATCGAAAACAGCCAGCCAAGAAATGACATATGCAAGAGCTAATGGTACGGGCTACGAAATCGAGCAGTACGTTGACAGACTCTTGATTAATATTTTGCTTATCATCATGGGAAAATCTACCGATACGCAAGATGTATTCGGGCGAGGCATGAGCGAAAATGTCAGCTATGAAAGTTTATTACGTCAAACCGGTACAATGAACGACAAAGGATTGTTTTGGGGCGAGAATGCCGGAAAAGCCGGAGTTAAAGTATTCGGTATGGAGAACTATTACGGCAATCAGTGGAGAAGAACAGTTGGACTTATCCTTGCTAATGGTACGGCAAGGGTTAAATTATCCCCATCCGTAAAAGACGGAAGTAGTGCAACCAACTACAACACTGACGGAACAGGATATATCGAGATACCTAATTCAACTCCTAGTGGTACAAGTGGCGGATATATCAAAGATATGTTATACACGGCATTAGGCATGTTTCCAACATCAATTACAGGCTCATCATCGACCTATTATCCTGATGGCTGTTGGTTTAATATTGCAATTATAGCCTTTGCTCTTTTCGGTGGCGACCTGAACGCCGGCCGTCCTTGTGGCGCGTTCTACGTGAACTTGGCCAACGGGGCTGGTAACGCGTGGTGGGCCTTCGGGGCTTCTCTTTCCTACAAATAACTTGCAACAGGGAAGAGGGAATTTCTGCCTAAGCAGAAAGGGAGAAACCGCGTTTCTCCTAAGAAAATTTGTAACTATAAACGTGTGTGGTTAATTTTATATAAGGGATTTAGTTTGCGCCTTTGCTCTTTTCGGTGGCAACCTGAACAACGGCCGTCATTGTGGCGCGTTCTACGTGAACTTGGACAACGAGGCTGGTAACGCGAGGTGGAACATCGGGGCTTCTGCACCTATCATTCATGGGATAAAATGAATGCAGACTAAATTCCGTACCCCTTGGTAAAAATTAACTCGATGCAAGCTACTGCTAGTAGTAGGATATGGTCGAACGTGGTAGAGAGGATAGGAAGAGAATACGTATGAGAACATACAGAAATCTATACGCTGAATTTATTTCAGACGAAAATATAAAACTTGCAATTCAAAATTTCTCTAAGGGTAAAAAGAGAAGAAATAAGGTTAGAAAAATTTTAGCAGACCTTGATACATACATACCTAAAATTAGAGAATATGCGATTAACTTCACACCTTTTGAGCATAAGCCCAAAGAAATATATGACGGAATATCACGAAAGAAACGCAAGATAGTAATACCGACAGTTATGGAGTCAATAGTACATCACATGATAGTGAATGCGCTTAAACCCATGTTTAATAAGGGAATGTATGATCATAGTTACGGCTCGGTTCCTAAGCGTGGCGGTGCGTATGGCAAGAAGTGCATATGCAAGTGGATAAAACAGGGCGGTAAAAATATTAAGTATTGCTATAAACTTGATGTGAAGCAATTTTACGCCAGTATTCCACAGGATAAATTAATTGAAAAGCTTAAATCTAAAATCAAAGATTTTAGATTCATACGGATTGTTGAAAATGTTATACATTGCGTGCCGAATGGCTTGCCACTTGGTTTTTATACCTCTGTATGGTTCGCTAACTGGTATTTGAGTGAGCTTGACCATGAAATCAAATCACTCGGCATTGAGCTGAAATATGCACGTTATGTTGACGATATGGCTATATTTTGTGCGAGCAAAAAGAAATTGCGCAACGTAAAAGCTGTGATTGATAACAGGCTTGCGGAATTAGGCTTGACGGTCAAGGCAAACTGGCAGATATTTCGCTTTCACTATTTGCCCCGAAATCCATATGTCGGCAAGAATGGAAAGTCAGCAACATATGGAAGAGCGCTTGATTTCATGGGATATAAATTCTATAGGAATAGAACCGCCTTAAGAAAAACAATCCTTAAGAAAATAAGAGCTAAGGCAGTTAGAATATGGCAAAAAACAAAGGTTACAATATTTGACTCAAAACAAATGGTTTCTGCTCTTGCGTGGATTAAAAATTGCGATATGTACGATTATTACAGGGAGTACATCAAACCATTTATAGATTTTGGGAAATTAAAACACAAAATTTCAACAGTAGACAGAAAGGCAAGGTGTATTGAATATGACAGAATACAAGCTCGTAGAGAGTATGCAATCGGACAAGCCGCTTGGCATTGATACAACATCTTCTCCGAATATCGTTTATCAGCGAAAAAACATTAAATCGGTTGAAGCGACAGGTAGCGAGGATGATTTTACTTACAAACCTAAGCACTGGGAGTACGAGGAGCGCGAGCTGGCACAGGAAGAATACTCGCAGTATCTTATTGCTATGGAACAGGCAAAAGAGATTAACGAGCACTCTGACGAGGAAGCGATAGACAACTATACAAGGCAGTTAATGGATGAGGGGGTACTTTAATATGAGAATATTAGTTGAAAGCCTTAAAAGGCTATATGAGAGCGACAGAGTAACCAAGGAAGAACTACTCGACAGAGTGGCAAGTGGTAAAATATCTCAAGAGGAATATGAGCGCATTACTTCACAAAAAGTTGTATAGTCGGCACGTTTCGACATAATAAAACACTTTAAAGTGCTACAGTAACGATGTTCTCAAACAAGAGAACTCTTCAAGTTTCGGTAGGGCGGTGGATTTTTCTGCCGTCCTTATTGACGCTTAAGAACAAATGTTCTATAATTGATGTATCGGAGGTAGTGTTGTATGGAATATAAGGATGAAATAATTAAAATGATTGAGGGCTTGGAAGATAAAGACCTGTTATTGTACTTGTACATATTTATTAAAGGAAAAATAGAGGCAGAGTAAAAACTCTGCCTTGTAGTTATATTTTCTTTTCCCAAACGTTACCGCACTTTGAACACACAAACTTTGTTTTGCCGTTTTTACCTTTAATTCCGGTAGCTGTACCGACAACGGCACCGACAGGTCCGAAGAGACCGCCTACTGTGTTGCCAACAAGTGCTTTACCGAATGAGAATTTTTTCTTGGTATCAACAGGTATGCCAACACCATCGCAACCCCATTTAGGACATTTAACAGTTTTACTCATAATAAAATACCACCTTTCTTATTAATTTAATTTATTTTGAGTATTTTTCGTACATTACATCTATTAAATTCATAATATTTTCTTGCTCTTTATCCGACAATTTAGATAATTTCAACGCATAGTCCTTGATTCTACTATCCATTTTCGACAAAGCCAAGTCTTTTGTTGCTTCCTCGACAACTGAATGGTGCTCTTTTCCGGTAACTAAATAATCAAGTGAACAATCAAGACATTCTGCAATTTTTACCAACTTAAACAATTTTGGACAGCTTTTTCCTTTTTTCCAATCCGAAAAAGTACTTTTAGGGAAACCGCCATATTTAGCCACTTCTGAATCATTTAACCCTTTTGAGTCTCTTAATTTACAATATCTTTCGTACATAGAAAATCTCCTTTAAAAAAAGTTGTGATTTCTCAACATTTGGGGTTGACAAATAAGACTTCCTAATGTAGAATGAAAAAAGAAGTTAGGAAATCTCAACTCAATAAAAAATAAAATTGAGAAAATAATATTATGTTTCTGGACAATTCATAGTATACACGATTTTCTAATTTTTATCAAGGCTTAGTTAGGATTTTTGAACTAAAAACAAAAGCTGTTAGTGTACTACCACCAACAGCCGTTGCCTTATTTTTTACACCACATACATTTTGCAGTCTTTCGACGCACTGTGTAGTACCAATGCTTCTTTAAATGTTCCGTCACTTATGCAGTTTAAGCTCAGCATTTTAGTTGCCATTAGCTGACGGATTGAGAGGAGTATCTAGCGTAGCACGGCATATTACCGGATATGCCAACCATGATTTTTTATCGAGCTTTACTGCCCAAAATGCGCTACACCGATTGCTACATTTTAAATGCGACCTCGCAAATATGGAACAGGCAAAATCAAAATTGCTTTCAAGGCTTTTACCTCCTAGCGTATTTTGCCTAATATGGCGCTTTTTATTGTAACGAATTTCCTAACTATTGTCAAGAAAGGAGATGGGAAATTGAACAAGAAAAAAAGACAGGCGAGCTTTAAGAAACTCGATACGCTCATAAAAGCTAGAGACGTTTCGTTTTACAAACTGTCAGAAGAGCTTGGAATGGCGCGAAGTACTTTTTCAGATTGGAAGTCGGGAAAATCAATGCCAAAAACAGACAAGCTAATTAAGATTGCTAATTATTTTGGCGTAGAAGTTTCTTATTTTATTGAGTAGAAAGGAGAAAACATGAACGATTTACAGATTTTTGAAAATTCAGAATTTGGTTCAGTAAGAACAATAACAGTTGACGGAGAACCTTATTTTGTGGGAATTGATGTAGCTGATAAGCTGGAGTACCAAAATGGTAGTCGAGATATAAACGCCCATGTTGATGAGTGCGACAGAAAAATTATTTCTTTATTCGATGGCAAACAGAATAGAAAAACAACAATAATCAACGAGAGTGGCTTTTATTCATTAGTATTTCAAAGCAAGATGAAGAAAGCTAAAGAGTTTAAACACTGGGTTACAGCAGAGGTGCTTCCTCAGATAAGAAAAACAGGCAGTTATGGTATGCCAAAGACAACAGGCGGTCAGATACAGCTTTTGGCACAGGGCTATACAGAATTAGAGCAGAAAGTAAACGACATCAAAGATGATGTGAGCGAGCTTAAGGAAAATGTACCACTCTATAGTTGCGATATTGACGAGATACAACAGCATGTTAAGCGCAGAGTTGTAAATATCCTTGGTGGCAAGCAGAGTGAAGCATACAGGGACAACAGTATCAGGCATAAGACATTTTCTGATATATGGACACAGTTAAAGCGTGAGTATGGTTGCGTATCTACTTATAAGAGTATCAAGAGAAAGTATATAGACGATGTGCATGAGTTCATTGATTGCTATGTCGCGCCTAAGTATCTTGATGAGCTTATTCAAGACGCAAACGCTCAACAGAGTTTTGCATAGCGAGGTGATTGTATGAGAAAAAGAACTTTAAAAGAGAAATTCTACACAGGTTGTGGCTATTCGATTTTCGGAGCATTAGCATTTGCGTTTTTCCTTGGATTATCGGTGGCATACGGAATTAAGACAGCGAGTATTATCGTTGGGGCAATCGTAACAGTATTTTGGCTGATACTAATTGCATTTTGTCTCATAGAGGAGGGCGAACCGCATGAGAAAAAGAAACCTGATATTGATGTTATCAATTTCAACGATTGGAATTATGACCTTAAAGCCAATGGCAACGAAAGCAGATAGTAAAGTTGAGCTGACAGCCGGTGTTACTTCCTATTTAAATGATGTAATGCTAGGGAAGATTGAGCCAACAGTAGTTCAGAATGAGCCGGTTGTAGTTGAGCAGACCTATGAAGAGCCAACAGTTCCGACTTGCCGTAAGAAGTACAGTTGTAGCCGATTTAAGAAGCTGGGGCGAGTCCGATATGGCAATTACACTTATACGTGGTACTCGCAGAGAGTGTTACCTGGAGGCGGTTTGAATATCCCAGGCAGACATCTGAATGAGTATGGACTTGTAGTTGATGAAAATGAGTACGTTGTGATTGCAAGCGATGATTTACCACATGGAAGTGTGGTTGATACTCCTGTTGGCATACAAGGGATTGTATATGACGAGGGAAGTGGAAATGGAAATCTTGACATCTACTGCGATTGGTAGCCAATTGAAACGTCAGAGTGCTAACGATTACCTACAAGAACTATATCGAGCTAAACGGCACGAGGACAAATCATTTGACTTTCAAGCGTTATTAGATAAAGAAATGGAGAAACTAAATGAGCGACAATGTAAGACGAATTAGGTTAGGTGATACAAGATACCGATTGAAGCCATTAACAAGAGAGCAGAAGCTATTGCTCAATAAGGCTCATTACGTGGCGAGCGAGTGGCTTTTTGTATCAGAGTCGGACTCATACTTAAGAGTAGTGAAGAAATCAAGCCTACACGGAAATTTGATTCTGAAAACCATAAACAAATAGAAAGAGAGGAAACGCAATGAAGATTACACATATTTTTGCGCAGAATTTTTGTAAATTCTACGGCAAAAACACATTAGACACAGATTTTTCAATGAAAACTGTGTTGTCCGGTCAGAATGAAGTCGGCAAATCGACAGTTAAGAGAATTATTCTTGATGTGCTGAATTGCCATGACGAGAATGACAGAGAGATTACAGGCATAAGACCGCATGATGAAAACGGAGTTGAGATTGACGATGTTGACATTGTGAGAGCTGTTACCTTTGAGATTGACGGAAAAAGAAAGACTTTGAAAAAAATCACAAGACAAGGAAGAAATAAGGACGGCGAAGTTTGTTCAGGACATACAGATTACTATGTCAATGATGTTACATACAAAATGGTTGAATACAACGAGTTTATTAATGATAATATCGCAGACCTCAAGATATTGCCATTTTGTCTTAACGCTATGACATTGTTGCTTAAATCGCCAACAAATCAAAGAATAGCGCTCTCAACTTTTTTTGGTACACACAAAAATCCCGAAATCTGCGATATGTTTCCACAATTTGCTGAACTCAAACCGATGTTTGACGATGGCGATGTAGACCAGCTCAAAAAAGTATGCCGTGGCAAGCTAAACGGCACAGGCGGTAGAAATGGCTCAAAAGGACTTGTTAAGGAAAGAGACGAAATCTCAACAAGGATTGATACAATTCATTCCACCAATGAGTATACAGACCTTGCAGAGCTTGAATTGCAAAAGAAAACATACGAGCCACAGCTTAAGGAAATTGAAGATAAGCTATCCGACTACAACAAAATTTTAGAGGACAAGCAGAAAGCTACAGAGGACATTATGAACCTTAAATTTGAGCTTTCAGACATGGAGAGAAAAGCCAATGCCAACAATCAGAAGAAGCGCATGGAGTTACAGTTACAGATTGACGGCTTCGATGTTTCAATCCGCAAAACAGAGTCAATGATAAGAGCCGGAAAGGCTAGCATTAAAACCTCTGAAAGAGAGATTGAAGATTGCACAATAGACTTAGAAAAGGTACGCGCCGACTGGAAAAAGGCAAAGGAGCTTGCCTTTGACGAGAGCAGTATTAATTGTCCGATGTGCGGTCAGAAGTTGCCGGAAGATAAGATAGAGAGCATGGGAGCTGAATTTGACGAGCGAAAAGCAAAGAACCTTAAAGAGCTTGAGGATAAGGGAAATGCACTATCAAGTGATAGCAAAGAGCTTAAACAGGCTATTGAGGATAAAAAGAAAGAAATAGCTGACCTTGGGGTAGAGCTTAAGGAGCTGACAGAAAAGTGTGACATTGTTGCTAAAGAGCTTAGAAAAGTACCTACTGATGTTGATATGACAGGCAGCAGTGAGTATCAGGCACTTAAAGCTAAAATCGAGGAAAAAGAGAAAGCCCTTGCCGATGAAAACGATACATCAGAACTTATCAGAAAGCTCAAAAACGAGCGAAACGAACTGCTAAGGCAAGTTTCATCGGTTGACACAAAGATTGAGCTTGGTGTGGCAAACAACAAGCGTATAGATGATAGCATAGCCGACCTTGAAGATAAGAGGAAAGACCTCAATCAAGAGATAGCCGATTGGGAAAGAAAGCTTGACTTGCTGAAAGAGTTTACACGTAAGAAAAACGAGCTTTTACAGGCTGATGTTAATAAGTACTTGGATTTTGCCACAGCAAAGCTGTTTAGACCACTCTTAAATGGTGATACCGAGGAGTGCTGCGACTTTGTTTACAATGGTGAAGCATATGCGAGAAATCTCAATCATGGTGCAAGGATGCTGACAGAAGTTGACATATGCCGGGCTTTTCAGAAAGTGGCAAATGTTAATTTTCCAATTATTATCGATGATACAGAGAGTGTTGATGATTGGAGAATACCACAGATTGATAACCAGTTGATCTTGTTAAAGCATACACAGGACAAAGAACTTGTGATTGAGGCGGTGTGATATGAAATTATACTTTTACTTTTTGGATACTTATGGTAGGAACCCTAAAGGTTTATACGTTAAGGAATGCGAAGCGAAAGAGAAACCCAAGACATACAGGGCTGTTAATGGAGCTTTTCCAAACTACTATGGTACGGCAAGGAAAGATGATGTTGGGCTAATAACTAATAATTGTCTGTTTCTTACAGAATCTAACTTTGAATATGCAAAAGAGGTGTTCCGAAACAGGGCAGAAAGAAGAATTGCAGACAAGTTGGAAGAAGTTGAAAAACTCAAAGCTGAATTAAAAATAATAAATGAAAGTGAGGTATAGAAATGAGTATTAAGAAGAGAAATTATTATATGGGCGGCAAGAAACATACTGTAGAACTTAAGTATGACGGATATATGTATACAGTCATATCTGACGGAGTTCTATTCAAGCAGACAGCCAATGAACTGTTTGCGGTTCAGGCTTTTAATGAGGTGTAAAAATGGCAGAAATAAGAACAAATCTATCAAAAGAAGATATTCTACACAATATGCTTGAGCTTGTCGGCTATTTGCTCGAACAGGAGGAAGAAGCAGACGAGATTGAGGTAAAAGTGAAAGATTTGAATATGCAATTTAAAGCATGGACGGATGAAAAAGAAAGCGAGGATTAATTATGGCAGAGAATACAGCAGTTGCGGAAAAGAAAGCATTTACCACATCATTAAGTGAGTGGAGCAATACAATGACAGGGCTTATCATCAATGATTATAAGGCTGTCGGAATGGATATGGACGATTACGCAAAAGAGTGCGCCATGGAAGCTATGACGAGCATATTCAATCTTGTTAAGAATGACCCTAAGATTAATATGGGTAATCTTGATACAAGCAATTTAAGAGGTATCGTAAAGCGTTGTGCAAGCCTTAAGTTAAATGCTAGTGCATATCCAAGAGAGTGCTATTTTCAGCTAAGAAATGTAAAGGTGGGAGTTGACCCGCAGACAAACAAGGATATATGGCAGAAACAGGTTGAAATGGGCATTGAGGGCACAGGCTATGACTCTTTGCTTGCCAACTACGGAAAAGATGTTAAACAGGTATATCCGTATTGGGTAATTAAAGAGGGCGACAAGTACATACCACCTAAGCACAAAGGACTTACAGTTACAGAGCCGGAGTGGGAAGAAAAAGGATTGTCTGATAAAGCAGTAAGGGTTGTATATCCTGTTAAGTTGTTAGACGGAACTATTACTTATCTAACAGCAGACAGAAATAGCGTAAAGGTAAATCTTTTAGCTCATGTTAAGCAAAACTTGTTAAATGTTACGTTTGGTATTTGCAAGGATAAATGGGATGCCACACCAAAGCAAAAAAGCGAAATTAAAGCCAAAAAAGAAGAAATTCTTAATGTTTTGAGAGGTTGTACGACAGTAGATGAAATGCTTGAATGTGAGCTTGCAAGACCTTTTATAAGCGGTGCTTGGCTTGATACTCCGGAGAGCATGATACAGAGAAAAATGTGCAACAATGCGACAAGGAAATATCCTAAGAATTACGACCCGATGGCACGACAGGCACAGGTTGAAATGGACGAGGTATATCAAGTTGCACAGGCTGAAATTGCCGAAAATGCTAATACTGTTGAGTTTATAGAAGATAAGGCAGATGTAGTTGACACCACGGCAACCGACACAGCCAACAAGCAGTCAGAGGAGCTGCCGCCATTCATGCAGAGTGAGGAGAACTGATATGAGAGTAATTTCACAGCATGACAATGTTGATTTGCCTTATGAGCAGATAGTTGTGTGCCACGCAATGGAGAGCGTTATAGCACTATACAATGGAGAGAAATACGTGTTAGGCAAGTACTCTTCCAAAGAGAAAGCGTATAAGGCTATGGAAATGCTTAGAAAAGCATGGATAAATGGAACCATAGAATTTACGCATGGAATTTACCATAGAAATATTATTTTCCAGTTCCCACAGGATGATGAAATCGAGGTGTGAGTATGAGAATTATTAAAGGCAAAGAAAAAGAATACAAGGATTGGTACGACAAGAATAGCGACGGATACAGCAGAGCTTGCTTCACTTACGCTGAAAGGTGGGCTGAACTGTTAGAAGCAGAAATTGACAAGAGCAACGATGTTATGGAGTGCTTTGTTGATAATGCCGACAGATTGAGCCGTGAAGCAGACACAGAGGGCATAACAGGATTTATGTACGGATGCGCAGTTAGCATTCTTTCACAGTGCTGGGAATACGGAGAGTATTTGAGAAAGTGGCATAACAAAAAGTATGACTATGACGGGGACGGAGCTGTAAATCCAGCAGTTATGACAGTAGGTGTGAAATGATGAAACTTAAATGTATCGCAACAGGAAGTACAGGAAATTGCTATCTGCTAACTTCCAACAGTGGAGAAACGCTTATCCTTGATTGTGGAATACCGATTAAGGAAATCAAGAAAGGCTTAGATTGGAACATAAGGGGGATAAAGGGTGTGATTATAAGTCACACCCACCTACCCTAGACCACAGCAAGTCATTAAACGATTTTAAGTCAATGGGAATACCAATTTATGCACCATATTTGAAGATTGATTATATGTCAATGAATATGGGAGAGTTTACAGTAAAACCTTTTGATTTGACAACAATAGACGGAAGCTGGACACACACTAATGCAAACGGCGAGCCTTGTCCGATATTCGGCTTTCTGATTACACACAAAGAAATGGGGAGAATGCTTTATATTACCGACACAAATTTAATTAAATGGAGATTTAAAGACATAAACCACATTCTCTTAGGTGTGAATTATGACAAGGATTTAATCGACAGGGATAACACAGGTAAAGCTAATCATGTATTCAGAGGTCACTTAAGCATTGACACGGCTTGCGATTTTGTTAAGGCGAATTATTCAGACAGCTTGCAGAACGTAATAATGTGCCATTTATCAAGTGAAAATTCTGATAGAGATAGTTTTATCGAGAAGATGAAGAAAGTTGCTTATGGGGCGAATGTAGATGTTGCAGAGCGTAACAAGGAATGGCTACTTGCTAATCCCAATGAGTGCCCTTTTTAGAAAGGAGATAATGACTATGAATTTCAAATGGAGTGAGGAGGAAGTCCTTTTATTAAAAGATAAATATTCTTGCTCAACAAATGATGAATTAATCGCCTTATTTCCTAATAAAACATTTTTGGCAATCTATAAAAAAGCTTATTCGCTTAACTTAAAGAGAGATGAAGAAATTAAGTTTTTGAACAGGTCAAAGGCTAAAAGTGGTAAAAATGCTAGTAATTGGAATGGCGGTGTTAGGAGAACAAGCAAAGGATATATACAAATATTAATGCCGGAACATAAAAGAGCAGATAAAGGCGGGTACGTTATGGAACATATCGTAGTTTATGAAAAAGCCACAGGAATAGAAGTGCCACGAAATTGTTGCATACATCATTTGAACGGGATAAAAAATGATAACAGAATTGAAAATTTATGTATGATGACAAATTCAGCACACACAATATATCATCATACAGGGCAAAAAAGAAGTGAAGAAACTAGAAAACGAATTTCAGAAAGCAAGAGGAAAAAATATGAATAAAGTGATAATTTCGGGGAGAGTTGTTAGGGATGTTGATGTTAGATATTCACAGACAGCAAACGGAAGTATGGCGGTAGCAAGGTATACATTAGCTGTTGACAGAACTTTTAAGAAAGAGGGCGAACAGGCAGCAGACTTTATTAGCTGTATCGCATTTGGCAAGAATGGAGAATTTGCAGAGAAGTATTTGCACCAAGGAACTAAGATTATCGTTGAGGGCAGATGGCAGACAGGCAACTACACTAACAAGGATGGACGAAAAATCTACACTAATGATTGCGTAGTTGAAAGACACGAATTTTGCGAAAGCCGTGCCAATCAACAGAACAATAGTAATGGAATTATAGGTAGAAACAGTCCAAGTGCTGATTCAGATTCCTTTATGTCAATCCCTGATGGTATTGACGAGGAATTACCATTTAACTAAAAGTCGGTTGATTATAGGGCAGTCAATAACGGCTGTCCTAGAAAGGAAAAACAATGGATTATACAAACGAAGTATTTGCGAACATTGCAAAGGAAATAGCTGACCGGAAAGAGTATGTAATTACAAGAGCGTTTACATCACAGATTGCAGAATTATTACAGAAAAACGGCATTATACCAATATGCAGTGAAAGATACATAAATCTTAACCCCGATGTGCCGAATTACAGTTCTGTCAGAAGAGTCACTGTTTCTTTTGATAAGCTTGATTGCACCAAGCATGACCGAAAAGTGAGAGAAGAAGCATACAGAGATTTTATCAAAGAATTTGAGAGCAGAGTTAATTCAAAAGATATATCTGAAAAACTCTTTGAAACTGAATGTATATTATTGGAGCGTGATAAGAATGGCACAACCTAATTACAGAAAGATATACGCAATTAAGAAAATGAACGAAAAGCGTATCTTAGATGTTTGCCCTGATATGAAACGTGAGAGTGGCATTTATTTCTACACTAGAACCGATGAAAACGGAATATCGTACTTTTATATCGGTCAAAGCGTAGATTGCTTAGAACGTAGTATATCGCATTTGACAGGCTATCAGCACATAGATTTATCAATCAAGAAAAGAGGATTTTATAGTGAAAAAAATCCTTATGGTTGGAAGTTGAATGTTATGTACTATCCGAAAGACAAGCTTGACGAAATGGAGCAATATTGGATTTTGGAATACACAAAAAGAGGTTATCAGTGCAGATACAACAAGACTGCTGGCGGTCAGGGAGAGGGCAAGGAAAAGATAAATGAGTTTAAGCCATCTAAAGGCTACAGAGATGGCATACAGCAAGGTAAAAAGGTGTTAGCGAGGGAATTATCGCATATCATCGAAAAACACCTTGTTGTGACGATTAGAGAGGATAAACAGGGCAATAAGGTGTCACAGAAGCAACTAGATAAATTTATGGAGCTTATTAATGCAGATTCATATAAGGACGTTGAGTAAATGAAAAGAAAGGCGGCAATTATGGATAAATCACAACACTTAGAAGAAATAAAATCAACTACTGAGAATTGTTACAACATTGGATATAAGTGTGGATATGAAGCAGCGATAGAAAATTTGAAAAAAATCATTGCAAATATGCATGTTGATATATCTGCTAAGATGATTAACGATGAGTTATTAGACAAATTAAACAGCGTTGTGGAGAGGTAAGGCATGACCGCTTGTTTATTGAACCATAGTTCCTAAAAAATCAAGTATTTATGAGAAAGGAAAAAAAGAAAATGAATGAAGAAATGATGTTTATAGCTTGTAATGTTCCAAAGTTTTTAGAGGAACAGATGAATAAAATGAAAGACACTCTTACAGGTGGTATGAACGAAGATAATCTTAAAGGTTTTGAGTATGCAGTAGATACTATGTTAAGTATTCTTAGGCAGACAATTCGTGCAGCCGAGATGGATGATGAGATTCTTGTGCATAGCGATAAAATCGCTGATGAGAATGAATTAGAAGAGTTTGATTTACATGATTTGTTAGAACTTTATGGTTGCAGAGTTGTGGCAAACTTACAGAAGAAAAGTGTTTAATGTTGTAAACTGAAATTTAGAAAGGATGCCAGTCTGGTAAGAGAAAAGAACAGGCAAAGTAAATAATTTTATCCAAAACTTAAAAGAAAAAGGCACTACCGAGATAACACTTGATATAACAACAACAGGCAAAGGAATTGTCTATACATTAATTTGGTAGATATCCTGAAATCAAAAGAGAATTTGATGTAAAGATAAATTAGGATTTATGGAGGTAGATATATGATTACGCAGATAGGATTTTTAAGAAAAGGAGATGTGTTCAGATTTGAGGGTGATATTTACAAAGTAGGACATTTGTTGGAGAGTACAAATGGGTATGTTTCCTGTATTGATGTTAATACAGGAAAGAAAAAAAGATTGCATATTGATGTTGATGTAGAAATTGAACAGGCAAACTGAAATTTGTTGAAAGGAGTAAAACAGAGTGAAGTTTTTAAGCAAGAAGAAATGTGATGAAATTCTGAAAAGAATTACTGCAAATGAAATTATTCAGGTAGAGTACGGACTACACGATATGGAAGCAGAAACAAAAGCGACGGAAAATAGAGCAGAAATAGCTTTTATTGTCGGTGGCATTAATGGAATGAACAAGGTGCAGAACACGTTGAGAAAAAGGTATAACAATATAAACCACGAGAAAAAAGATTAAAATACATCAACCGAAACTTGAAGAAAATAGGAGATTAATTAAATGGCAGAACGTAGAATGTTTGCTAAAAAAATAACTGAAAGTGACGCTTTTCTCGATATGCCAAGCAGTACTCAAATGCTTTACTTTCACCTATCCATGAATGCTGATGATGACGGATTTGTTAATAATCCTAAGAAAATACAGCGAATGTGTGGTGCTTCCGATGATGATTTTAAACTATTGCTTGCAAAATCGTTTGTGCTCTTATTTGAAAGTGGTGTAATTGTGATTAAGCATTGGAAAATGCACAATTACATACAGGCAGACAGATACAGACCTACTGATTATGTTGAAGAAAAATCAATGTTAGGATTAAAGAAAAATAAGGCATATACGCTTGATGTAAACAAAATGGATACAAAATGTATACAAGATGTATCCGTAGGTAAGGAAAGTATAGGTAAGGTAAGTATAGATAAGAATAGTATAGTTAAGGATAGTAAAGGTAAGGATATAAAAGAAAAAGATATTGATAAATCAATATCTAAAAAGAAAACTGTTTACTACCCTGATGATGCAATGCTAGAGAGTGCTTTTCAGGAATATCTGACAATGCGAAAGAAAATCAAAAAGCCGATATGCACCGACATGGCATTACACCGAGCTATGAACACTATAGAGAGACTTTCAAAGGGCGATAACGACTTGGCAGTTAAAATTCTTAATCAGTCAGTAGACCATTGTTGGCAAGGCTTGTTTGCACTAAAGGACAATGAGCCACATTCAGCCAACAAAGGCACTATTGATTGGGATAATGTGTAAAGGAGTGATAAAAATGGCAGAAAAAGAATACAAGGGAGATATGAAACATAATCTTGCTGAAATGTATGCTAAAAATATGGTTGATTACGGAGTTGATGTAACTAAAGCATGGCAAACGGTAGCAGAACAATCATGTGCTTTAGAAAAAGCATATATCCGTGGTAGACAATACGAAGCAGATAAGTTTATCAAATTGAGAAAAGAATACAATGATGGTTGGATTCCTTGCAGTGAGAGGTTACCGGAAATTGATGGAAACACAAGTGATACCGTTTTGGTTTGCGGTAGTGATGGTTTTCTGTATATGGCTTTTTGGTGTGATGATTTGCAGTGGAGACTTTGCGAGTGTGGAACGGCTAAAGAGCCGGTTCTTTGGACGGAAATTGTAGCTTGGCAACCACTCCCAGAACCATTTAAGGAGCGTGATTGATATGACGATTGATGAAGCAATAGAATGTGAAAGAAATCATAGATTATATCCTGAATACCATGAGGAGATTGCAGAGTGGCTAGAAGAACTGAAAGAAATGCGAAAAAGTCAAGGGCAAGTTGCAGATTTTTGGTATCAAAAAGGTATAAGCAGAGAATCAAAACTGATTTTTGATAAAATCGAAGAAATAAAAAATAGATATGATAGCGAAGATTTTGCAATAATAGGTATTTTGATTAAGATACAAGAAATTGCATTGAAAATTGCAGAACATCTAAAGGTGGGTGGCGATTCTTGACAAGAGACGAGACAGTTAAAATCATTCGCATAATGTGTGATTGCTACCCCAATTACAAGCCAAGCAACTTATCCGAGACAGTAGATGTGTGGAATATGATGTTGGAAGAATACAGCTACAGTCAAATATCTATGGCCTTGAAAACTTACGTGCATTCCGATACAAGCGGATTCGCACCGAGCATCGGACAGCTAATTAACAAACTGTACGAGGTTCAATCCCCACAGGAGCTTAACGAAATGGAAGCATGGTTCCTTGTTAGCAGGGCACTACGAAATGGTTATTATGGTGCAGTTGAAGAATTTAACAAACTACCACCACTCGTACAAAAGGCTGTCGGAAGTCCTGATAATCTTAGGAACTGGGCGCTGACGGACAGCAAGAGCATTGAAAACGTAGTCCAGTCAAACTTTATGAGAACTTACAGGACAGTTGTTAGTCGAGATAAGGAATATCAAAGAATGCCAAAGGATATAAAGACATTGATTGAAAGTACCAATAGAAGCTCGTATTCGGCTCAAATCGGTTCTAAAAATCAACAGACGATAAAATTATCGCTTGAAGATAATAAAAGTCAAAATAAGCCGATTAAAGGTATTCCAATGCCAAAAGAAATTAAGGAACGTATCGAGCAGATGAAAAGATAGGAGGTAAGAGGTTTGTGCGCACAATTAAAACATGTTTTACTCCTAGCGAAAAATGATAAAAGACAAGTATTCTAGGCAGAGATATGAAGAACGAAAAGCCAGTAACCTTTGCGTGCTTTGCGGAAAACCACTTGATAGAGAAGGTGTGGTGTGTACGGCTTGCAACAGCAAACGTACAGCATATGGTAGAGAACTTTATAAAAAATTGCAGGCAGTTGGTGTTTGCCCCAGGTGTGGCAAAAACTTGCTATATGGTGACGAAAAAAGTTGTGTTGAGTGTAGGGCAAAATCAGCCGAGGCCATGTCAAAGGTACGTGCTGCTGATACAGAAAAATACAATGAGCGACAAAAAGCATGGCGAAAAGCACGATACGAAAAAGACAAGAAAAACGGCATATGCACACGTTGCCGTAAAAGGAAAGCAGACCCAGGGCATACCACTTGCACATTTTGCCGGGAAACAATGAGAAGAGCACGAGTTAAAATGCCTGAAAGAACCGGCAGATATGAACAAGGACTATGTTTTTTCTGTGATAATCCGGTAAAACCCGGATATAAGGTTTGCGAAAAACACTATCAGCAGAACGTTAAGAATGCAACTTGCGAAAAGGCAAACTTGGCACGGCAGAAGATAAAAGAAAGGAGTCCGCAATGGATTCCTTGAAAGATTTTTACGATTTTTACCGGCCACTGCAAAGGAAATATGACTTGCAAATGATTTACAAAACCAATAGCAAGGAAGCAAAAATAACTATCCGGCGGCGCGGTAAAGAGCTTGTAAAAGTCGCAGAAGAAACTACAGAAGCCTGTTTCATTAGGGCAAGACGAGAACTTGAAGAAAGAATGAAGAAATATGAGCAACAAACTGAAACCAAAGAAAAAGCACAAAGAGCCGGATTTTACATGGACAAAATCAGAGAGAGTTACGCTGAAAAACAGTAATAACCGCAGAAAGCTCGTAAGTCGGTCTTTCACAGACTTTATGGATTTAGGCTACTATGTACTGTATTTACATCATGGATTTGGTAATAAGCGCATTGTAAGGCTTGAAAGAACCATAAATGAGTACCTTGAAAGGGCACAGACAGAAAATGAAATGAAAACTAAAACGCTTGCCGAACTTTTGAAAGTGAGATACAGCATTGATGTGCAGAAAGAGATTAATTTAATCCCAATGCAACAGTTGATTAGGATTTATCAAAGGAATAATCCACTTACGATAAACGATACGAGACAGCTTTTAAATGACACGGCATACAGCTACATGGTTTTAGCATGTACGGCGCTTAAGCTGATGTTTAGATTGTCGGTTAAGGAAATTAAAGAGTTTATCGCAGAATTTAGGGATTTAATCGACACGTTGTATAAATTTAATCAATTCGGTCTGACATTGCCAAAGGTGGCACAATGCCTTGCTGATGAAGTTAATTACGTTGATGAAAGGTACATAAAGGTGATTGATTAATGAGTTATGTGCGGGAAAATGATAGTACACAGAATGCTCATATAAAGCATTCAAACGATAATAAACAGAAGGCTTACGTGGAAAGACACAGAGACAATAAGGCATATGAGAGATTTAAGCATGTGCCGGATTATGGGAAAGGAGTATCAAACAATGACAAATAGAGAGAAGTTTGCAGAACAGATTTTAGACATTGCTTGTAGTAGTAGCAAAATAGCAGTTAACAAAGCAACGTTACAGCCGACAACATGTCATGAATTAGCATGCAAAGATTGTTTATTCAATTTTAGGGATGATGGCTCTTGCAGAGGTGCAAGAAAAAAGTGGGCGAATAGCGAATATGTTGAACCACCAATTGACTGGTCAAAAGTTGCAGTTGATACACCAATACTGGTAACAGATAACGGCAACCACAAGTGGATTAAAAGGTATTTTGCGAAATATGAGAATGGAAGCGTTTACGCTTGGGCTGACGGAAGAACATCGTGGAGTGACGGTGAGCATGCAACACCATGGGAACTAGCCAGACTTGCGGAAAGGAGCAGTAATGGAGAGATTAACAGATAAGATAGGTAATACAAATTGTGTTAAGGGCTGTGGTTCAAATTGTAAATATGGATTTCAGTATTGCTGTAAAGAAGATTGGGAAAATTGTCAAACAATTAGTGATGTTATTGATAAACTAGCATATTATGAGGACTTAGAGGAACAGGGCAGACTTATCAAGTTGCCTTGCAAAGTGGGAGATACAGTATGGGATAATGACTATGGCAGACCTTGTGCATATACAATAACAGCCTTTTCATTTGGTGAATGCGAAGAATACATTTGTGAACCTGTTACAACAAAAGAAGTCGTATTCTATTATACAAACTCGAGCGGAAGTATCACAGGAAGTTTTGCAGAAAGTGAAATCGGCAAGTCAGTATTTTTGAACAAATCAGAAGCCGAATCAAAACTGAAAGAATTGGGGTGCGACAATGATTGATTGTAATATCTGCAAACATAAAGAAGATTATGATTATTGTGCAGAATGCAAACACGGAGAGCTGTTCGAGAGGGAAAATGTGCCAGAACCTAAAAAAATATCAGTTAGTAACGGAAGAGAATATTGTGGACATTGTGGTTATTTGTCCGAATATGCCAGAGGATATAAAAAGTTTTATTGTATTAGGTGTGGCGGACTTAATTTAAGAAGTTGGAAGAATTGAGAGGTGGAGAAAATGATAACAGTTAGTGATTTGATAAAAATTCTTGATACAGAAGGAAATAGATATGGTGGTGCTACAGGAAAACCAAGAATGTTGAATCTATCTCTAAATGGCAATTTTGCTGGCAGTATTGAATCTGTAAAGCTAGATGGTTATGGGGATGGACTTATTACGGATGTGACGATGGAAATTACTTCATCTAAATTTACAACAACTAATGCCGACAGAATAAGGAATATGTCGGATGATGAGTTAGCGAGTGTACTATTTAGTGGTTGTATTGATTCTATGGATTTAGAAGAGTGCCCTTATGCTAGTGAAGGTGAACTCGATAACAATAAAATTAAAAAAATATGTAAAAAATGCACACTTGATTGGCTTCAGTCAGAAGCGGAATAGGAGAGAACATGGAAGATAGATATTTATTTAAGGCCAAGAGACTTGATGGACGAAAAGAAGATTGGAAACACTTGTGTTGGCCTTACAGGATATGAAATGAAGCTTTTTCTTAAAAAAATGAAAAAGCTAGGACTTTACAGCAAAACTGCGGGAATCGAGGGATAACATGACAGAAAGTGAAAGACTTATAGAAAATGAGACAGAAGCTATTGAATGTCTTAAAAGTAATAAACCAACAAGTGGCTATGTGATGTTGCAAGAATCTATTGATATGGCAATACAGGCGCTTGAAAAACAGATACCAAAGAAACCGAATAAAACAATAGATTCATCTTGGGGAGTGGAAAAAGAAGCTCATACATGCCCTGTATGTGATTGTGATTTGACAGAAGTGTATTTTATTGCACCGCAAGAAAGTAAAATCAAGGAAAAAATAACCTATTGTGAAGCTTGCGGACAAGCCATTGATTGGAGTGATGAAGAATGACCAACATAACAACAGTAGTATACACCACCCTCATAGTATTCGGCATAATCGGTCTGACAGAGGTAGCGTTTGCGTGGTACGACATCTACGGACGAGATAAGACTGATGATGAGATACAAGAGCAGTGGTGTAGCGAAAGGAGTAACAATGGAAAATAAACACACAATGTCCGACCTATATCAAATGCAATCCATGAGCTTAAACGATAAAATCCGCATGACAAAGTATCGTATCAAAGAATGGGTAAATACATACGGCGAGGACGGAGTATATGTTAGCTTTAGTGGTGGCAAAGATAGCACAGTTTTAGGACACATAATCAGAGAAGCTTGCGGATATAAAAATATTCCTTTTGTGTTCGTAGATGTTCCGACACAGTATCCAGAGTTAAAGGAGTTTGCACAGACTTTTGATAACCTTGTGATTTTGAAACCTAAAATTTCATTTGCAGAAGTTTGCGAAAAGTATGGATTTCCGCTTTTTGGAAAAGAAATTGCAAACTGCATAGATGGCGCGAGAAGATATGTAAAATGTCTTGACAGCAAAATAACAGCAACACAATCTCGACAGACAGACAGATGGACAGACAGGCAGTTCCGTATGCTTGCTATATGGCAGACTTGTTAGGAATAGACAGGAGAGTAAACAAAGGTAATGCGGATTATAAGAGTTTGCAGATGGGAGTTATCCCTAGTGGCTCAAAATACCGTTTAGATAGGTTAAATGGCGTTTTACTCGACAATGATGGCGAAAAGTCACAATTTAATATGGGAAAATATAAATTTACCCTTGACGCACCATTCGATATCAGCGACAAGTGCTGTGATTATCTCAAGAAAGAACCAGCACACGAGTATGAAAAGAAAACAAGAAGAAAGCCAATCTTAGCAACTATGGCGACAGAAAGTAGGGTAAGGACACAAAAATGGCTACAAGAGGGGTGCAACGCATTTGATTGTAAAAGACCACATAGCAAACCTATGTCATTTTGGACAGAACAAGATGTGCTTTTATATATCAAGGAGAATAATCTCCCTATATGTTCTGTTTATGGCGAAGTGGTTACGGATTATGAAGCTATGGGGCAGTGCGACAATCAAATGTCGTTTGCTGATTTTGGAATCTTTGACAACGAAAGACTATTGCTGAAAACCACAGGTTGTCAAAGAACAGGCTGTGTATTGTGTGGATTTGGTTGCCATTTAGAAAAAGAACCTAACAGATTTCAGATGTTAAAGGAAACGCACCCTAAATTCCATAATCTGTTATATGTCTTGAAAAATAATGGTGTGACATACGCAGAAGCTATTGATTGGGTTAATGAACACGGAAATATGAATATTAAGTATTAAGGACAGTTACGATTTTATGTAGAGGTAAAACAATGAAACACTACAAACCAATTAAATGTGTAGTCTGTAGCAAGATATTTACACCGACCGCAGCTAACCAAAATACGTGTTGTGAAGCACATAGACAGCAGAGAGCTACGGAGTTAAGGAAAATCAGAGAGAAGAAAAGGCTTAAAAGAAGGCCCACCAAGAAAAACAAACTTGCGGAAATCTGCAAGATTGCTAAAAGCAAGGGCATGAGCTACGGACAATATATGGCAGAACAGTATAAAAAGGAAGTGATGATAAGATGAATAGCAGAACTATAAGTGATATAGAGCCATTTGAAAGACAATGTGTATACGAGGACAACAAGCCATGTAACAGCTCATGCCGATACTCAAATACTTGTATACACAGTGCAAGCAAAACCGAAGAATAGGAGATAATAGGCTTATGAAGTTTTCGAAACTTACTAAGCCGGAACTTGAAGAGATTTTAAAAAATGCCAATTTCACCGATGAAGAAGCGGAAGTTTTTGAGTTGCTAGTTGCTGATAAAAGCCTTGAAGAGGTGTCACAGAGACTATTAATTTCAAAAACGACCACTTCCCGGAGAGTGGCAGACATTAAAGAAAAGATAGAAAGGAGTCGGGCGATGATTAACAAAGTACCAATATGGGAAAAGGTAACGCTGACGATTGATGAGGCTGCGGAATACAGTAACATTGGAATTAACAGAATCAATGATATGCTTAATAATCCCTCGTGCCCTTTTGTGCTTTTTGTCGGAAGAGGCAAGCGATTAGTTAAGCGCAAGGAGTTTGAAAAATACCTTGAAAAGACAGATAGCATATAAATAGATATATTGAATTATAAGCCATTATGTAGTAATATAGAAATTATCATATAATGGCTTTTGATTTTGAAAGGAGCCATAAATCAGTATGGGAAAGGATTTGAGAGGAAAAGAGCTGGGAGTCGGAATAACCCAGCGCAAGGACGGACTTTATCAGGGCAGATATAAAGATAGGTTCGGCAAGAGCAAGACAATTTACAACAGCAAGTTGTCAGAACTGCGGAAAGAGCTTAGTAAAGCAGTGACCGACAATCAACAATTCACAAGTGTTAGAGACAACGTTACCCTTGATGTGTGGTTTGACAGGTGGATGAATGTATACAAGAAAAAGAGAGTGCGCCCCAATACCATTAGGGAGTACACACATATATATAAGAAGAACATTTCACCATACCTAGGAAACCATGAAATAACATCTATTCGCAAGTCAGATGTGCAGTTACTTATCGACAAAGCTTCTGACGATAACTATAAGTATGAGAGACAGAACAAAATCAAGGTTATTTTAAATGACATGTTCGGTAGAGCTATGGAAGATGACCTGATGATTAAGAATCCGGCAAAAGGTGTAACGCTGAGAGCAGACAAAGAAGTTAATGCTTTTGCATTGACAGTAGAGCAACAGAACGAGTTTTTTGAAGCGTGCAAAGGCACATTTTACGACAATATGTATAATGTGGCAGTTAATACAGGCTTGCGCCCGGGAGAACTGTTTGCGCTCACGTTTGCAGATATACATATGGAAGAGGGGTATATTGACGTTAATAAGACACTTGTGTATCAGAAATACCTTGAAGATAAAGGCAAGACATTTCATGTTGAGCCGCCAAAAACCAAGCAGAGTTACAGACACGTACCAATTAACAGTGTGTGCAAGGAATATTTGACGAAACAATTTGAACTTAAAAAGATAGTTTCAGCACGCAGACCCAAGGAGCAAAACGAATATTTGTTTGTTACAAGGTTTAACACACCGATTAATTCGGTTATATATAGCGACTCTATACGTTCAGTTGTGAGACGGATAAATGATACAAAGAGCAGTGACAATGAATTTCCATTTTTTAGCGGTCACACATTCAGACATACGTTTGCGACAAGATGTTTTGAGTCAGGCATAGAACCGAAAGTTGTTCAATCATATTTGGGTCATGCAACACTGAAAATGACAATGGACTTGTATACACATGTTACAACTGAAAAATCGTTTGCTGACATTGAAAAAATCGTTAGCGCCGACAACAAAATCATAGAATATAGAAGAAAATGTGTGTAG